TTGGTCTACGCCGAAAATACTGGTATTGTTGCTAACTATCAGACTGCTGATGGGACAACGTTGGCTACGCCTAATAAATATACTCAAGGTACTGACAAAACATTTACCCGTGCTGGTGGTACTTACAAATTGACGGCTCCAAGTCTTGATGGCTATACCTACGTAGGCTACAAGATTGGTGACGGTGATGTTCAATCCGGCAATGTTGCTGCTGGTACGCTTGTTGCTGGTGCTAATACAGTAACCTTTGTTTATGCACCAGTTGTTGAACAATCCGATGTTACTGTAAACTACGTTGATGAATCTGGTAAGACGATCAAGGCTGCTACGACCCAAACTTTGGATAATGGCTCAACTTATAACGTTGATACACCAACAATCGATGGTTACACGTACAAGTCAGCTGATGCCGCTTTGACTGGTACGGTTGATGGCAATAAGACCATTACCTTAACTTACACTAAGAATGCCACCCCAGTTGAACAATCAACGGTTACGGTAAACTACGTTGATGCTGATGGTAAGACGATCAAGGCCGCTACGACCCAAACTTTGGATAACGGCTCAACTTATAACGTTGATACACCAACAATCGATGGTTACACGTACAAGTCAGCTGATGGTGCTTTGAGTGGTACGGTGGCTAATGACGCGACGATCACCTTAACTTATGCTAAGAATGATAACGGCGGCTCAACGACTGCACCTACCACCGCACCTGGTACCGGCGACAATGGTAATAACGGTGGTGGCACGACGACAACTGCACCTACGACTGCACCTGGCACTGGTGACAACGTCAACGGTGGCGGTACTGGTACAACTACAACTGCTCCTGTTACGACGCCAAGTGACGATACTGTTGATAATGGTAATGGATCATCAAACAACGGTTCATCAACGACGACTACTTCAACGGCACCAGCAACCACGGTTTCTGATGATGAAGTAACGCCAACGACGACGGCTACTACTAACAATGGGACTAGTGGGGTTGTTCCTGCATCAGCCTCATTGAAGCCAGTAGTTACGACTAAGACGACTTCAGACGCAAAGACGTTACCACAAACGGATGAAGACGAAAACGGGACTGCCTTGGCTGTCTTGGGTCTTTCAACCTTATTGATGGGTTCAGCACTATACTTTGGCGTTTCTCGTCGGAAGCATGAAGCATAATAATTAGAATAGCTTGATTATTTGCTGAACGGATAGAAAGGTCAGCGATGACCTTTCTACTCTTTGAGCAAACAATCAAGTTTATGGAGGAGTTGCATTATGAAGATGTTCAATAAAAAGCGCAGAGATAAGAATGAGGATTACCGTAATCATTCTGAGCGTGCAACGGCGACTTCAACCGTTGCTGCTCAAAAGCCAAAACCAAAGGCGACTCAAAGTAGTACGACCCCCAATGTGCGGTCATCTGCTGGTGTCCGGCCAACTAGTAGCAGCGTGACTGCTTCAACTAGTGCCCCAGTTAAGGGCCAAAACCGGGTCAACCAACGGCGTGCTACCCAAACAGCAGCCAAAAACAGTGTGGCCATTGAACGCGAAATGGCTGACTTAAACAAGCAATACCAAACTTTACGTGGGGAGCTTAAGGTCCAATTGGTTCAGGACCGTAAGCACGAAAAGCAACAGTATGAAACTTTAGTTGCCGAACAGTTAAACTTAGAACAACAGTTAAAGGACGCTAAGGTTACTCTGTCTAAACAGGACAAAGTCGTTAACACGAACGATAGCGAACGGCAGGGAATGGTCAAGACCATCAATGCTGCTCAAAAACGTTATGATGATGCTAAGAAAGCTCTTGCTAAGAGCGATCAAACCATCAAATCGTTGGAAAAGAAGATTACGCAGTCTGAACAATCATTAGCTGATTTGAAGCAAAATGAAGCTGATATGCGTAAAGCAATTCAGGGCGAACAGGATCTTAAGAAGTTATTCGTGTTGATGAAGCAACAGGAGAAGCAAGCACAGGATCTGTATCAAAAGAGTGACGCAATCAACAGTGAACTCGTGAAACTCCAGAAGCGTGAACAGACTGAAACCCGTGAACGTTCGCGGAAGGAACACGCGATTACGAGTGCGGAAAAAGACTTACATACCGCTCAAGATGCGTTAGTTGCTTATGATCGTAAGAAGAAGAGTGCTCAAGACGAACAAGAACGTTCACTCAACTTGATTAATCAGAAAATCAATCGATTACAACATGATTATGATCAAAATGCCACGATTGTTAAGGGGCTCCAACAAAAGATTGAAAGCATTGATGCCAAGTTAAAATCGGATTACGGGACGGCTCACTTAGTATCGCCCGTCGAATTTGACCAGTCTGCGAAGTACTTCTTGTTCAGCACCGATCTGATTCAATCATTGTCTGGTGATGAAAAGGCTTCGATGGAAATGATCATGGGCTTATTGAAGAGTGAAGTTAAGGATAAAGCTAATGTTATTACGGTTAACTATAATGACAGCTTGCCAGAAATTTGGAACAGTTACCAATCAGCTGGCTTAGTTGATAAACGAACTGGCTTGTACAACATGTACTACACGATTCAGGCAAAGGTACCGGGTGCTGTTGCGAAGACTAAACCAGAATTACCTGATAATCCTGCATGGCAATATAAGCGCAATGCTGATAAGCAGATTGTGTCAATTGCCGATGACGGCGGTAACCCAATTATGACGTTGAAGTACCGTAAGAATGGTGCCATTTGGTACATGACTTACTTCAATGGGTCATTAGCAACTCGTCGGGATGTGTACGATGCTGCCGGGTTCTTGTCAGTCACTCAGTACCTTGACCGGACGAATAACTCACAAGTGACACTAGAAAACTTCTATCGTCCAGACCACTCTTTAGCAATGGTCAAGCAATATGGTAGTAACCACGAATTATCAATTCAATTAGTGAACAAGGAAGAAGCCATCACGAATGTCTTCCATTCTGAAGCACAATTATTGAACTGGTGGTTGGCATCAGTCTTACAACAACAAAACAGTGTGTTGGTTATGGGAGTTAACGCCCCATTGTTCGACCAATGCTTACAAGCAACGAATGATAATTTCCATCTCTTACCAATCGTCTCTGCTGATGATTTGGATAATCAACACGTCCAAGATATTATCAACGGAAAGAGTAAGTTGTCGAGCTTAGTTGTAACGGATCGTGATGTTCAGACTGCGATTGAGAAACAAATGACACGTGATCTTGAAATCACCGTTATGCCAGCTGCAGAAGTCCGTGCGTAATCACGGGGTTGTTGATGATGCCTTGAACGTGACGCATGAATGGGGTTTTAAATAATGATGAAGACTAATACTAAGAAGGCCAAGTACGACGATGCGGAATTGTTCGAAAAAGTCTTAGTGGGCATGTCATGGCTTGAAAGCCATCTTCGCGAGATTATTCAAACGATGGTGACTGATGCGGACGTGTCGTTCGAACAATTCTTGATTCTCTACTATCTTGACCATAGCACTGATCACCGGATTACGGTGAAAGAGCTAGCCGCTGACCGCCACGTCTCTTCTTCAGCGATTTCAAGGAAACTGACCTACTTGATCAACAATGACTTGATTGTGTTGAACATCGATCCTTATGATCGTCGGTACCGTTATCTAACGTTAACCGCCAAAGGTGAGAAGTTAGCACGGGTCATTGAAAAAGTTAACGAAGAACGCCTTGGCAAGTTCCTCGACGAATTTGGCCGGATTCGAACCTCTGAATTAACTGATGAGCTTCGGATGGTCAGCAAAGTTTTAGTGGATACCAAGGAAATTAAAGGCTAGTAAAAAAGAGTCATTCAACTTGTATAAGCTGAATGACTCTTTTTAGTGTTAAATATTGATCGCTAATGAGAACAAGATAAAACCACCAAGTAACATGGCAAGAATCGCCACGACCACCCACAGCACTTGACGGACGTTGTGCCGCACGCGTCGCTCAACATGGCTCTTTGATTGGAGATGCTCATGTTGGGCATTAAATAGCGAAGCATTCGTGTCTTTGACCCAATCAGCACCATGCTGACCATAGTAGGGGTTGGTGTTATGATTGAGCGAGTGGGGGACCCGGCCATTTGATTTGGTTAACGGTTGATAGCGCCGCATCGTAATCCTCTTTTCAACGGTTGTTTAGTTTTTCTGGGCCTTATAAGGAACGGCATAGTTCTTAGGGGCGTCGCTAGCTTTTGCATACTTCCAGTGCCCAGACATCTTCTTTTCGAGTGGGGCATCATCTTTGATGCAAGTAAAGCGAGAGCCAACTTCATTTTCGATAATGAAGATCCGGTTAAACTCGTGCCGCGTCTGAACAATGTGACAATCATTGTGATCGATACCAAAAACATCTTTGTATACCAACAACATTATCTCCTTTGGATTGAATTTAAAATAGTGACAATTTTACAAGGCTTCACAGACAGTCTACACTATCTATTATAAACCCCTAATCAAGTCCGTAAACCGTTTTGAGTGAAAAAAGATAAAATTGCACTGGCAAGGGTGTGACAATTCATAAAAAGCCACGCAGGTAAATTTGAACTTACCTGCGTGGCTTTATCCGTACTTCTGATTGGGTATACTGGGAACGACCCCCATATCACCAAAAATGCTTGTATACCAGCTATTATGAGGCGTTCAGGCCATTAAGAAATTGAGTTGGCTGTCCTTTTGGCTGACTACCATTAAATTAACCCTATTTCCTGCTGGAGCTGAAACTTTTCGTTTTAACGTGGTACACGTGGTACACGTGGATAATCGTTGATATAGCAACGTTTCAAAGTGGCCTAACGTGGTACATTTGGTGGTACAACGTGGTACACTTGGCAAAATACGTCAAATTCAGCAGTCTAAATATTAAAAATTAAGGTAATTGGCCAACTTTTCGGTGGCTTCATTTTTTTGCTTGGCAGTAACTGCGGTGTAAATATCTAAAGTTGTGCGATAGCTTGAATGTCCTAACTGGTCTTGTACTGACTTGATGGAAGCATGGGCTTCAAATGCAAGCGTCGCATAAGTGTGGCGGAATGCGTGAACCGTGACATGCTTCAAGTCATATTTAGTTAGAGTATGTTCAAGCCATTTACGTGGCTTAGATGGTTGAAACATTTCGTTATTTTCATTGGCAAACACATAGTGGTTACCCTGATTAATGTTGAATCCGAAACGTAGTAGCCATTCTTTTTGATCAACTTGCCAGCGTTGCAATATTTTGATCGTAGTGGGATCTAAATACACTGTCCGATTGCTACGCGCTGTCTTAGGCGCTTGTACTAGCAGACGGGCACCATCACCACGGGATTGTGTTTTATTAACCCGTATAGTGTGATTGCTAAAATCAATGTCAGACCATTCTAAGCAAAGCATTTCAGATTTTCTCATACCAGTAAAGGCCGCTAAACGAAAGAATACATTGGCTTGCGGTGTATTGTCATCATCATTCAGGCACTCAAAGAAGTGTTGTAATTCAGCCTTATCAAAGTAATTTTCTAAGTTTTTGCGTGAACGATCATTTTTATTTACTGGCACAATAACGCGCTTGGCTGGATTCTCACTGATCAAGTCAATGTTGATGGCATAATCAAGCACCTTGGCAACGTAATTCATTAGAGTATGATACTTTACTAAGCCAGCATTAAACCACTGATTTATGGCTTTTTGACAATCCTTAATGGATATTTTAGCAATCCGGTAATCACTAAATATTGGTAAAATATGAAGTCGGAACAGCCGTTGAGTCGTTACCCAAGTGCTTTCCTTAACTGTTTGTTTATATTGTGTGAACCACAGCTGGTAAATATCTTTAAAAATTGTATTATCGTTTTTAGTTGGTAGTCCATGATTGTAAATATCAAGTTCAAGTCTTGATAATACAATCTGGGCTTCTTTTTTTGTCTTGAATCCACGGCGCCGTGTGTTTTTCTTTTTTCCCGTTAGTGGATCAACACCTAAATAAACTTGAAACTGATAACGGGTATTCCCGTCCTTGTCCTGATACTTCTTGATTGTTGCCATTTATAATTTCCTCCATAACGTACCTTGAGCGGGGCAGTGTTATGTACGGAAATGATTATAACGGTATTGATTATTCATCAATTCGTAGTGAACTAGTGATTGGAATTGCGATTTTTTATTTTAGTGAAATATTGTTCTTTAGTTTCATCAAAATCAATTAAAAGGTCGGGTTCTACTTTAAAATTACTGTCTTTATTAAGTGCAGACTCTACAACCCCTTCAATGTCTTTTTTTATATCTGAAACAAAGGAAACAGACATCTTGTTTAAATAAGTATTCAATTTTTTCAATTGACCAGCATCAGAAGGGAGAAGACTGGTACCAATTAAGATGCTATCTTCGTCGTAGTGCCCTAAAAATTCTGTATAGCCTTGTAACTCAATTGAATCAATACGATTATTATTTTCACTTACATTAATGAACAATGATGCCTCATGTGTTTCTGGCTTCCCATTAGCATAGTCAGAATCGGGAATGAGATCTCCTTCAATAAATGTGTAATCAAAGTCGAAAGGAACATATTCAAAAAAATCAGTGGGTACGATATCCAATGCCTGGCAAAGCTTATTTACGGTTTCCATTTGGACCATCTTCGAACTATTAGAAGACAGCGATGTAAGAGTAGTTCGCGAGATACCAGTATCATTCGAGACTTTGCTTATTCTTAGTTGTCGTTCAGTCAGTAATACAGATAGGTTATTTCTGAGCATAGTTAATGGCCTCTCTTTCAATTGAAATTGTATAGTTATTTGAACAAAAAATCAATAATTGATATAAAAAGATTGAAATTAGAACAATGGTGTAATACAATGGTCACTGTTCAATTAATTGAACAAAAAAGCTGAAAGAAGTGATTAATGTGCAAAATGTTATGACCATAAAAGATGCTATGCAGTATTTGAAAATTTCTAGCTATAACACCTTTAAAAGGAATTATTTGGATCAAGGGCTCCCAGTAATACTAGTTGGAAAGAACCGGAGGGTCGAGCGTAACGACTTAGATATGTTTCTCAATAGGCACAAAATAATAAGGAGTGGTGAAAAATGAAGTACATGAATTTAGGCCAAGCATGTAAGTATCTCAATGTTAAATCACGTAATACTTTAAAAAAATACATTAATCAGGGTTTACCAGTTATTATCATCAACGGTACTAAGCGTATTGATCAATTAGACGCAGATAAATTCATGCAGACACACAAAAAATAAGGCCTTGGGCGGGGCAAAACAAATTTAAGGAGGTGATTTTCATGATAGCAACAACAATCTTATGGGCAATCAAGTTTATGATTGTGTCGTTTGTCGGCAACGTGGTGGTTAAGTTAATCAAGAACCCACGTCGGTATTTTGGAGTGTGAGGTCAGTCGCATGGGAAAGCATACAAAAAAGACCTACTTTACTTTGGAAGGTAGTAGGTCAGAAAGAAATAATCAAAAAAATGCTTTCCCTTATTTTAACACAAATAAGGAGAACGGAAAATGACAAATAAAGAATTAGTGGAACAAGCTAAGAATTTATCAGTGGCACGTGACAATCTGCAAATGGCAATTGATTACTTAGATATGGTATCTGCGTCAGTTAATAGTGGGGACACATGGGCAGGACAATTATTTTTCTCAAACCAACGCGCTGGAAACGTTGTTGAAAACATGCAAAATGTTGCTGATTCGATTATGGCAGTTAGCAATGACATTTGTCCCGAAGATTAGGCGGTGATAAAAAATGAGAGAATTCGCAACACTCGATAAAGCCATTGAGCTGGCCCAACAAGGATATTCAGTTTACCCACTGATTGAAAACACGAAGAAGCCACCTAAAGGGGTGGCGGGCTACCAAGCCGCAACTAGTGACCAGAACACCATCTTTGCATGGTTTAAAAAACACCCCACTTACAACTTAGGCTTGCGGCTAGATTTATCGGATTTATTGGTTGTTGATATTGATATGCACGATCCAACTAAAAATGGCCGTAATAGCTTGGCACAACTATTTAAGCAAGGACAGACTTTACCGAATGACACCTATATTGAACGGACGGCTAACGGCGGAGTACATTACTTTTTGAAATACACGGGGGCTAAGGTTCGCAAAGTTGATGTTTGGCCCGGGATTGACTTGTTAAGTGACTTCACGGTGATTGCACCAAGTGAAATTAATGGCAAACCGTATGAACCACTAGATGGCCGAACCTTAGCTGATATTAAACCAGCTCCTCAATGGCTAGTTGATAAGTTGGCGGGCCAAAAAGTGAACTGGCCGTCAGAACACGCCTATGCCACACGCCAAAAGAAGTATACTGGCCGCTTGTTAGATGAAATGGTAACCGGGACAACCCAGGGCAATCGCAACGCTTGGTTAACTAAAATTGCTGGTCGAATGTTTGGTGTCGGTGCTGCTCCCAAGACAGTTTATAACATGCTGTCGGTGATTAATGATTCGTTCGTTGATCCGGCGCTGCCAAGCAAGGAAGTTAATGTGATTTTTCAATCCATTTTAAAACGAGAGAGTAAGGGGGTTCATTAATGGGCAAAGCAATGGATTTACCAGCAGAGACCCGAGAAGCGGCCAACAATGTTATCAAAATGCAACGTGACGCTGATTGGCAGAACGATTTCAAGAAGAATTCGGACGATGGAATTAAAACACAGTCTCTTTACAATATCCGCTTAATTATGGAACATGACGAAATGTTGAAAGGGCTAGTTGTCTTTGACGAGTTCTCGGAACAAATTGTCAAAACACCACAAGCAGAAAATTCACTGTTCAAAAAAGGTTTTTGGAATGATAGTGATGACACGTTATTGAGAAGTTATATTGAGGATCATTACAACTTGTTATTCAGCAAGGAGAACATTACCGACGCAGTAGTTACAGAGGCACGCCGCAAGACAATCAATCCGGTTAAGGCTCGTATTGAAGCGGTAGAATGGGACGGCCAGCCACGTGCTGAACGTTATTTCATTGATTACTTAGGTGCCGAAGATAATCATTACACCCGCACCATCACTAAGAAATGGCTAACTGGTCTTATTGCCCGGGCTTATGTTCCCGGAGTTAAGTTTGAAATTGTTCCTATCTTAGAGGGGAGCCAAGGACTTGGCAAGAGTACGGCTGGTAAAAATCTATACCCGGATAAATTCAATGATTCGTTGAAAGGAATGGGTAAACAGAAAGACGATTATCAACAGTTGCAAGGTAGTTAGATTATTGAAGTTGCCGAGCTTTCCGCCATGAAGAAGACGGATATTGAGGGAATTAAAAATTTCATTAGTGCACAATCCGACACATACCGGAATAGTTACGGCCGCTATGCGTTACCGCACCCACGTAAATGCGTATTTATTGGCACAACTAACCAAACCGACTATTTAAAGGACGCGACCGGTGAACGGCGCTTTTATCCAATTAAATGTGGGGTCAACAAGGCCAAATTAGATGTATGGCACCCGGACGAGAATTACATGCTTCAAGTATTGGCGGAGGCCGCGTACTGGTATAGGAATGGCGAACCGCTATATCTGGATCAGGCCACCATGAGAGAAGCTAAGGCGTATCAGATGGCTGCGGAAACTGTCAACCCTATGCGAGATGCCATCGAAGCGTTTTTAGCAATGGAAGTTCCCGCAGATTGGGAAAATATGAGTACCGGCTTAAAACAAAGCTATGTCAGTGACTACGGCCATCATTCTAAGTGGCTAAAAGATCAAGTTAGTAATGAACGGAAACTACTCAACCAAACAACAACTCTGGAAATCATGGAAGTTGTCTTCCATAAAACAGTCGATCGTTATTTAACCGGGCAAACAAACTCGGAAGCTAAGCGAATCAAGCTATTAATGGACAATATGGACGGCTGGGAAGCTAAAAGAATTAGAATGAATGGCAAGTTTCCACGTGGATATGTCCGCGTACAATGATCGAAAATACTAAGTGTACCACGTTGTACCGGGTAATGAACCACGTTAGGCCACTTTGAAACGTTGTTATATCAACGATTGTCCACGTGTACCACGTTAAAACAAACATTTCCAGTACAGGAGGAAACACGTATGAAATGGCAAGAAATGCAATTATTGAGAGACACAAAATATAGCAGTTCAGAAAATCTCAAAAAATTTGAAGACGTATTTAAGTTTGATAAATGTGCCGTGTATGAACGCCCACATAGTCTTGAAAAACTACTAGCAGGTGATCGTTCATACAATGCGGGTAATAAGTATGATACACCACCTTACCTTGGAGAGTGGTTAGATCATGCCGAATTGCAAAAGGTAAGTGGAACTACACGAATTGTTGCAATTGCTCATGATTATGGGCCAGCCGATAGCGTTCATAGCAAAATAGCGGAGCACGTCTTGTCGCTTGATTTAGTGGGCGTGATATTTGATAGCAAAGTAGATTGGTATTATCCCGGCCAGTCTTCACTAGTAATGATTATGAGCAAGGAAACATATAACTACTATTACTATGACCTGTTGGCAAATCATCATGTTGTTGATGTAGTTAAGAAGCAATATTTTAGAGAATAAAAGGAGTTTAAAATAATGAAAATTAAGATGGTACATGCTGATAATGTTGATGAACTTTTTTCAAGAGTTCGGGAAGTTGACAAAGCACAAGATATTGACGATGAGTTGATAGGCACTAGCATTGATTTTATCAAAGTGAGCGATTCGAAAATGATCTATTGTGAAGCATTGGTTTATAGGACTGGTGATGATAATGAAGAAATATAGTCTAAGTCGACTAAATAAGCGGGTACAGTTTGGCACCGTTAAGTCAGTTGAAAATTTAATAAACGGCACAACCAAGCAACAATTCGTGCCACTGTTCACTGTCTGGTGTGGTGAGTACACGTTGACCATCAGTAACACTATTAGCCTTACTGGTACGACTGCGACAACTAACGAGCTAATCGTGGTACGTCATGACGATCGAATCACGACAGCTTTGGAAGCAATACTAGATGGGGTTACGTATAAGGTTGCTGGCGTTAGTTCTGACAGCGAGCTGAACGCCTATGATGTTGTAACACTAACTAAGGTCAATGGACATGGCTAAACCGATGAAGCAGTGTGAACACCCAGGCTGTCGAACGTTGGTTGCCTATGACACACGCTACTGTGAGAAACACCGCAAGGCCACTAACAAGTGGCGGTATCACAAACGCATGTACGATTCAGACGAGAGTAAGTACCAGCAGTTCTACAAGTCGTCAGCATGGCGCAAGTTGTCACGGCGGTTCCTTGAAAGCAATCCGGTATGTGTACAGTGCTACCAAGACGGGGTGATCCGTAAAGCCGATGTGGTCGATCACGTTATCGAAATCAAAGACGATTGGTCACGTCGCTTAGATGAAAGTAACCTACAGCCATTGTGTTACCGACACCATAACCGAAAAACGGGATTGGTTAGAGAACAGCGGAAACAACCAACTAAATAACCAAATGAATGTCGTGCTGAAAGGTGCGGCGCTTTTTAGTATCTACTTACATACTATAATTGTAAATGTTCATATTAACGTGGTCCACGTAGTCCACGTGGTACAAATGCTGGCATAACAGTGTTTCCAAGACCAACTTAACGTGGTCCACACGTGGTCCAACGTGGTACGCACCTGGCACCTAGCACACACCTGGCACACACCTGTTGCAACGTGTCACAACACACTGGTAGTAGATCTGCGCAATACTGCGCTGAACTTTCAGCCGAGCTACTGAGTCGAAATTTTCGACCTAGTTAACCAACCCGCATTTTGCGTCTACGTTGCCAAAATTGGCAATGGACTGCGCCAAGTTTTCGGCCGAGTGAACAATTCAAGTTGGCGGCTGAATTTTCGGCCACGAGACTAATTCGAAACGGCATGACAGCCCAGAAACGTTGATATGGGGGGGCTATGGTCGATCAAAAAGGAGCGTGCAGCATACTTTTGTGTTTATAAAAATCCCTTTTTTTACTTTGGCTTTTTGCTTATTTTGCTGGTTTGTGAAATATCCTTACTAATAATGCGAAATTCAAACAAATAAACAGCCAGGGGGCAACATGTCAATATATACATGTTATTATTTGTACTTTTTAGAGATATGTGCGATAATATAGGTATAATAAACGAATTCTGGATATGTGTATCAATCAGCCGCTAGGGGTCTAACCCGTGGGGGCTTTTTGGTACGTAAATTTAAACGAAAGGAGCGCTCCGAATGGGTCGAAAAGTAAAACCCTTGGCTAGTATGAAGAAACATTTAACCAATGATGAGCGTGATCAACGTAAAGACGCTGAAAAAGCGTTATTTGATTACCCGTCACTTGATTTAACGCCCCCTGATTGGTTACATGATCGTGCCTTGACTGAATGGCAACGGGTAGCGCCTTATTTAAAGGCCAATACCCCAATTAGTGAACTTGATCGGGCGATGTTAGCCAGTTATTGCCGCGCCTATGCCACGGTACAGACTTGCGAGAATGATATTCGTAAGAACGGACTGGTACAAACTAATCAAAAGAGTGGTGTACGTAAGCCGAACCCGTACGTGGCTTTGCAGTCACAAGCCATGAAAGACCTAAAATCCTTAGCAAATGATTTAGGTATGTCGTTATCTAGCCGGGCACGCATGGAGTTAAACAAGCAAAAAGATGAAACACCCGAAGATACTTTCGAGGCGATGTTGTCATGATTGAATATGTTGACCAAGTGTTATCGGGTCAAGTATTGGCTTGCCAAAAGATTAAATGGGCGTGTGAACGATTTAAACGCGATTTAAGCCGTTCTAAGGACGACAGCTTCCCGTTCTACTACGACGAAGACAAAGCGGCACAGGCGGTTAAATTTATCGAATTAATGCCTAAGACTGACGGTAGCCAACTCACCATGCAACCATTTCAAAAATGGATTATTAGCGAACTGTATGGCTGGCGCGAAAAAACTACTGGTAACCGCCGTTATGATCGGGCGTTTATTAGTATGGCTAGAAAGAATGGTAAAACCTATTTAGCTTCTGGCATGGCCGCTAATGGCCTTTTAAGAGAACGTCAGCCCGCCCGCAACCGACAAGTATTATTCGTTAGCAACGCCCTTAAACAAGCTAAATTGGGCTATGACATGCTTTCAAGTGGGTTAAGGCAAGTCCGCAAACAATCGAAGTACATGCGGCAACGGATTAAGGTACAGAAACAAGCCATTACTGACTTAGAAACTGATTCGCAAGCCTTGGCCCTTGCCAGTGATACCAGTACGCTTGATGGTTATGCCGGGACTACCGTTATTTTAGATGAATGGCACGAAGCTAAAGACCGCAAAGTGTACAACGTTTTAAAGTCTGGTCAAGCACAAGAAGATAACTCCCTGCTGGCGGTGATTTCCACCTCGGGTCTTAACCTTAACGTTCCAATGCACGCCGAATATGACATGCTGACGGACGTTTTAAAGGGCAAAACCGAAGCTGATCGCTACTTTGTGGCAATTTGGGAACTGGACGACCGCGAAGAAGTTTACGATCAAGCCAATTGGATTAAGGCCAACCCGTTATTCAGTGAGCCACACGTTAAACAACGCATGACGGAAAAGATTCAGGCCGACGTGGATCTTGCAATTAAGCAAAATAATCTCATTCCAATACTGGTTAAGAACTTCAACATGTGGTTGCAAGCCAGTGAGGACAGTTATATTTCAGCAGACGATTGGGCCGCTGGTAAATTGGCAAAGGTGCCCGACTTACATAATCGCGACGCCTATATTGGTATTGATTTATCAAAAAGTAATGACTTGACCGCGGTTAGTTGGTTGATACCAATTGGTAACGGTCAGTTTTATTGTGACAGTCATTCGTTTGTGGGTACTAAATACGGCCTTGATTCTAAGATTAAACGTGATGGCATTGATTACCGGTCAATGGAACGGGCGGGTGAGTGTAATATTACCCGATTAGATAGCGGCATTATTGATTATGACAATCTATTTGATTTTGTACAAAAACTGGTCGGAAAATACAACTGGAAAGTAAAAGCAATCGCTTATGACCCGTATAACGCGCAAACGCTAATTACAAAATTCGAGAAATTAAGCTACCCGTTGTTTGAAGTACGACAAGGCACCAAGACTTTGAATATCCCAACCCGTAATTTTCGTGATCAGCTTTACGATGACAAGATTAAACATAACGGCAACAAGATTCTCGCTTATGCGGTCAATAACGCCATTTTGAAAGTGGTGAACAATGGCTGGCAATTGGATAAAGCCCGCAATAGTAACCGGATTGACCCGATTGCGGCACTGATTAATGCATTTGTAGCGGGCATGGATTATTACCAAGAAAGTGAGGATCAACAACATGCAGAAGATTACTACAAAACAGCGACTGCGGCAGATTTGTTCTGACTATTTTCAAACGATCTTGCTGGTACTTGGCTTAATCTGCTTAGTGGTTGGTTTTGGTTGCTGGATCAGCTGGCAAGCGGGGCTAATATTGGCTGGTATAGCCATGATTCTGCTGGCCTTGCTAATTAATTATGAAAAGCAAAGAGGTGATTAAATGAGTTTTTTTGTTAAAAGCAATACCACCAGCGGCACGCATGATCCGATGGCTGACGCCTTGGTTAGTTTATCAAGTAATGATCCCTATACGTTCGTAAGCGCTGCGGTTCTGCGGAATAGCGATATTTACGCTGCGATTAATATTATTGCAAGTGATATTGCCAGCAATCCGATCGTTTGTGATACGGCAATCTTTAACACGATGATTAATCAGAACCCCAATAGTCAGATGGACGGGTATCATTTTAAATATGCGTTGGCGGCGAACCTGTTACTCAATGGCAATAGTTTTGCCGAGGTTTTGCCTAATCATACGTTGAAATTGATTGCCAATAACCAATTGACGGTTGAGCAAGACGACGTCAGTGGGGCGTTGACCTACACTTATACCCCGACTGGCGGTAACAGTCGTCAGATCGCGCCTAACAACATTTTGCATTTTAAATATTTCACCAAAGACGGTGTATCGGGAATTAGTCCCCTATATGCCCTCAAAGATGAACGCCAGATTCAGTCGGCCGGCAATAAATTGCTAACCGGCTTTTTTACTGCTGGTGTGCACGGCACCACAATTATTAAAGTCCATCAATCTGATTTAGGGCCGGAAGCTAAGGGCAATATTCGTAAACAGTTTGACGAAGCCAATACGGGTGACAATGCGGTCAACACGATTGTGACTGACGATACCATGGATATTAGCAACTTATCCTTAAATACCGATGTATTAAAGCTGGTCAATTCTAATGACTGGACGACCCGACAAATTGCTAAGGCTTTTGGCTTACCGCCGGAGCGCTTAGGGGTTGAAAACGATCATTCTAACCAAGAACAAAGTGGCGTGCAGTATCTACAAGGGACGTTGCAACATTACTTTGATAGTTTTACCAGCGAGCTATCGTTCAAGTTTGGTCATGACTTTACGTTTAATACGGACAAGCTATTGAGCCTTGATCCGCAAACACAACAAGCCCAAGCGGTGGCTGGTTTCACTGGCGGCGTTATGAGCCGTAACGAAGCTCGGGCCAAGATTGGCTTGCCACCAACTGACGATGGCAATATTTTCTTAAACTTACAAAAGAATGGAGTGACTAATTCATGAAACAAGACCGACGGTTAACGATTGACGCCGAATTGCGAGCACAAACGCCGCAGTCAGAAACACCCGAAGACGGGCCAGCTGAAAATTCAGCAGACCCGCAAACTAAAGATTCCCAAACAAGCAAGGGCAAAACAATTAGTGGTTATGCAATTGTATGGAACTCGCCAAGTAAAGACTTAGGCGGCTTCACTGAGGTTGTTACCCCTAAGGCCCTTGATGGTGTCGATTTATCAAACGTCCTTATGCTTAATAACCACGACTATACCTAAGTGTTAGCCAGTGCCAAGGCGGGGACATTAACACTAGAAACGGACGACAAGGGGCTACATTTCACCGCACAGTTGCCGAATACGTCGTTTGCTAATGACGTCTACGAAGAAGTTCAAAGTGGGAACGTTGATTCATGTTCGTTTGGCTTTGATAGTGACGACAACACCGACGAATGGACTAAAGATGATGGCGGTAATATCACGCGCACCATTAATCAAGTTAAGAGCTTGTTCGATGTGTCAGTGGTAGCCGTTCCCGCTTATGACGATACAAATGTGCAAGTCGATACCCGTAGCTATGAAAAATTTATTAACCAAGAAAAGGAGCCTGACAACATGGCAAAACAAACAATTATTGATCCTAATGGCAATGAAAACAAAACCGGTATTCCAGCATTTGAACAATATGTACGGACACACGGGGAAACACGGGACGGTTTAAAGACTGACGGGGTCAGTGCGGTTATTCCTAAAGAGCTGATTACCCCCGTTTTCCAATTAAAGCAATCCAATTACAACCTCGCCCAATATGCGACAGTCAAGCAAGTTTCTAGTGGTTCCGGGACTTATCCAATTGCTACTAGCCGACAATCTGCAGTATTGGCTACTAAGGAAGAACTAGCGGACATTGCCGACATTAACGCGAACATGTTTACGGAAGTTCCGTTTGATGTGAAGACCCGGGCGGGTAAGATTGCCTTATCTAACGAAGTGGTGGAAGACGCCGAAGTTGATATTGTCAGTGAAGTTAAAAACCAATTACAACAATTAGTTGATAACACGGACAACACGCAGATTATGAGCTTGTTAACGGGAACCAGTTTCACCAAAACAACGGCAACCAATATTGATGATCTTAAAAAGATTTTCAATGTGACGTTAGATCCCGCTTTGAGCAAAATGTGGTTAGTGAACCAGTCCGGGTTCAACTACCTTGATACCTTGAAAGATTCCGAGGGGCGTTACCTATTACAGCCAAACCCAACAGCACCCAGTGGTTTCACCTTGTTAGGGGCGCCAGTCGTCATGATTAGTGACAAGTTACTGGCCAACAACGTCGACGGGACGTCCCCAATGATTGCGGGGGACTTATCACAAGCGGTGGTGGTTTTCCGGCGTAACCAAGTAACCGCCCAATGGGACAAGTTCGACCAGTTTAGCCAAGGGCTTTCCGTCATTGTGCGGAACGATTATAAAGTGATTGATAAGACCGCTGTAATCAACGTGGCGTTAAAAACCACGCCTGGTAAATAATCGTACCCACTTTTGGGCACGGTTATACAAGGGGGGTGGCGATTTGGCACCCCCCTATACATAAATTAAAACTAGGGGGGGGGCACGATTCGTTACCCCCTAATAAAGGAGTGATTATATGGCTGTAACCGTTGATGATATTAAACTAAGCCTAAGAATTGATGTGACCGAAGATGACCCAATGATCCAAAGCTATTTAGACGCCGCCAAGGACTACGTACAGACAGCTGTTAGCAAGAATGAAGATTTGACTGGCTACAAACAGTACGATTTTGCCGTGTCCTTGCTGACACAATTCTGGTATCAAAACCGGGTAACCGATATGACAAAGACACCGTATCAAGTTGTCAGCATGATTCAACAATTGCGCGGTTTAGTAACCGGGTAAGTTTTAAAGTGAACATGCTTCATTTTAAACAATTATAGGTGAAAATATTTGTTTTAAGTGCTATAATATAGTTGTCGTTGAGCAATTCAAGCATTAATAGTCGTTAATATTAGCTAAGACGGGGTACAGTAGTAGCCCCGTTTTTTAATACATATATCTGGGATCAGAAAGTGTGATTCCAATGCGCCAAGATGTTAAGAAGATTTGTAATTTATTGAAGCAATATGCCAAACTAAAACGTGACTTGACGGCTTTTAATCAAGTTTCTAGTCCCTCGTTCGATGGAGTATCAAGCCATAGCAGCCGAAACGGTGCCGAAAGCCGCCTGATAAACCACGTTGATTTGTCTTACCAGTTAAAAGAAGTCGAAGACGCCCTAAATGCAATTGATGATCCACAATATCAGTTCATCTTACATGATTACATTATTAAGAAACGTTTCAGCCGCAGTGAAGCTTGTGGCCAATTATCGGTTAGTGTTAGCAAGTTCAATTATATGAAGAATGAAGCATTACACGCTTTTGCAAAATTTTACAGTGATCTAACGGTTTGAATGCCTACTATAGCCAAACTTCAACAATTTTATTGTATAATTAATAATGTGCAGTTAAATATTTGCTGGAGTGTCCTTGTAAATGAATTCTTTTATAAAAAAATGGTTGTTTGAAGTTACTTTAAATATTACATTGTTAATTGTTCCGGCTTATTTGATAGTTTTTAGCATATTTCAAGATGGCCCCATAGTTTTATGTTTATCTACGCCGGTACCTGTTTTTGGAATAAAATTATTAACGTTTAATTTTATGGTTTTGTCAGTGCTTGATTTTGTGCATTGGCCGTCTGATTATCATGAATCTAAAACTATAAGAAAAGTTATTTTTGTGATACACATTACTATCGCAGTCATTGCCTTGATAATAAGCGTTAGACTAATGGCTTAACAATAAAAAAACTGTTAACCAAAGTTGGCTAACAGTCACTGCCCCGCGCAAGTATTAAGTCACTGGAAACAGTGGCTTTTTTGTTATATTTTTGGCTGTCCTTTTGGCTGACTTTTAGTGAAAAGAGATGACAACCAATGACAAACTAGATTAATAAAAAAGCTGTAATCACGGTGTTTTTGACATCCAATGATAACAGCTGATAACGAATATTGGGTATACTGGGCTCGAACCAGTAAATTACGGATTCAGAGTCCGCTGCCTTACCAATTTGGCGAATACCCAATAACAACTATTTAATAGTAACTTTTCCAGCAAATACTGTCAAGACTTTGCTGAAACTTTGTGTCTATTTTTTGCATTTTTGCTTGAATATCGTATCAGTTGGTGGCTAAACTAGTTGAATGGAAGGTGAGTGTATGTCGAAGTCAGAATTAGATCATTTATTCGATCATCTGCGACAACAATTGATCGTATGGGCGGTCACGGCCATCGGATTAGCAGTTATGCGCAGCTTTTTGTTACCGCAATTATTGACTTTCGTTTTTTGGTGTAGTGTGGCCTACTGTTTGCTCTTATTTGTTGGTTTAGTTGTTGTGACGATTTTTAGGTGGCAAAAATCTTAATTATATTTGACAAGCCGCTTATCATTCGGTAAGATAATAAATGAATTTGTGCCCGCTGGTCAAATTGGTTAAGACGTCGCCCTCTCAAGGCGGAGTTACGGGTTCGATCCCCGTGCGGGTGATAAGGCGACAAATATAGAGAAACGACAAAGCACCAAAACGCTGATATAAAGGCGTTTTGGTGCTTTTGTTTTACACTCGAAAACCACTCAAACACGATATGTTCTTCCACGATTCTTCCAAAAACGAAAAAAGTAGTCAAAATATAGCAGTTTTTGGAAGAAAAATTAACAAATGATTTTGTAATCCCTTGTGGCACAAGGAATACAGCAATCACAAAATTATCATTTTCTAAAATCCTTCATCCATTAGCTCAATGGCCTTCTTATCTGATACGCCGTTTTCTTCTTCAATAAGATGGACGTAGGTGTTAACGGTCGTTTCTAGTTTTTGATGTCGAAGGCGATGTTGAACATAGGGAAGGGACTCATGATTTAGGATAAGAATCGAAGCGTGTGTGTGCCTCATGGCGTGTGTTGTAACTTTATTGATATTTAGACGGTTACAAATACGTCCTAGCTCTTCGTTTGCATTCCCATTGCCCACGATTTTTCCTAGTTTAGACCAAAATACGAGGTTCTTAGGATTCTTCATTTCGTGTAATTCTAAATAATCTTTCTGCGTATTACGATAGCTCCTCATAAAACGACAGTAGGCGGGTCCTATGGTTATATCTCCATCGGCCTGTCCATTTCCCTTAGTTGGACGAAAAGTCTGTCTACGGGCGTCCCACTGCTGTTTAATGTGAACTATTCCATTATTCAAATCCAAATTATCCCACGTCAGACCAGCAGCTTCCTCGAACCTGGTTCCAGTTTCTAATTGAAACAGCATCATCAGCATAGTCATGTGATCATAATCAGCCGTTTTAATGAGATATTTATGCAGTTTCTTATAATCGGACAACGTTAAATACTTTTCCTCTACGGGCTTAGGAGGGCGTCCAGTGACGTGTGCCTTGTAAGCAAAGTCACGTTTTAGAATACCATCAGCTACGGCGTCCTTGATTGCAGTGTGTACTTGTTGATGAAGTTTGTGAGATGTGGCAATTCCATGACTGCGGCCAAATTCATTCAGGAACTTCTGGTAATCTGGACGTTTAATTGCGCTCATAGGTTTATCCTTAAAATATGCAGAGACGTGACGCCAGTTGCCCATATACAGCTCGTGAGTATGACGCGATACACCGTCAGTTTTGTAAATTCTGATCCAATCAAGAAAGTAACGCTTTAGACTCTCGGTGCTACGTGATAAGTCGGCACCTTCCAGCAGAGCATTCTTAGTTTTAGTTTCCCACTCAACAGCGTCAGTTTTGCGCTTTTCTAAATGAGTAACCGACTTATAGTTACCGTCATCATCTTTATAAGAGACACGGGCTTGCCATTTACCATTATTAAGTTTGGTTACTGACATGTTTTATTCCTCCCAACTGGAAATAACAATAGGTTGGCATTTCCAAACGTATGTTCTTTTATGTGCTAAAATAAAAGCACTAAAGTAGTAAAGTGCTGTTTATTTTATATATGATATGTGTAATCATATGTAAGTGGAAGAAAGGAAGTGAAGGTTATGAAGAAGGTAGTAGCATATCTTATGTTAACGTCAATGGAGTCGACATTCATTGCATTAATACTGTGGCCGCTAATTCATAGCTATATTCCCTTTGCCATTTGGATATTTTCCATTCTTGTTATTCCGATATTTATTTCTCTGGTTCCTGATCATTCTCTGGCTTTTCCTTCGATTTTAGGTTTTCGTGTGAAATTACGGTTCCAACATCCTTGATCTGAGGTTTGATATTCTTCACTTCATCAGGAACATTTTTTGTTTCTTGTTTGAGACGTTTAAGTTCGGCCTTTTTTTGTATGTGCGAGATTCGGTAATCATCCCACCAATTCAGAATGCCTTTTTTCTTCCCCTCTTTCCCAATTACTAAAGAGATTAAAGTAACAATTCCACCAAAAGTAATTACTTGATTCCCTCCAAGACTAGCTACTGTGTGAATGATGTTTACAATTGCTTGTATGTTTTCCTGACCAGTTATAAATACTAAGGTGCCCGGACAATGAACGTCTGCTTGTAGTTCTACTTGGTGTAAATAATTAGACTGTTCGTCTTTTGCCATTTCGACAATACCCTGCCAATTTGCAAGAGTTAAATCGTCTTCTAATGTGGTGTAGACGGTTAAATGAATTTTTTTATGTTTTTGAAAAAGAGGAAATATTAAAGGATCAATGTATTCCGCGTAACTTGAAATGTTAAAAATTGCTTGATGTGCAGACAAAATCCAATAAAGTTCGCCGGGGAGTGATGATCTGTGTATTGTTTTCATCCATGTAACGTTTCGCCGTTTTAGATTTTGATCGACTTTATATTGAATTCCATTGGGTCCGGAGTTTTCTTTTTTTGTTATTAATTTTGATTTATCAGCATCAAATGGATCTCCTGTAATAACACCTATTGCAAAATAATCAGAACTTTTACCAGGCGTAAGAACAACATCTCCAATTTTCATGTTATTAATAAATTCAAAACATTGAGACGAGGCAATCGTCTGCCAATGTTTTGTTTGATGAGGATAAGAATCAATGTACATTTGATGGATATCTGGGTTTTTTAGACCATCTTTGGGGCTATCATCGGAGTGGATTGACTCGATAGTTACCTGATTATGTGCAATCGAAATGAAAGAATTTTCAATGTAGTCATCTAGATATTTTCCACCATCAGCACGAACTAACCAGTAACTTGTGTCATCTGGAATTGTTAAAATTTCAAAAGTGTCTTTATTATTCATACTTTAATCCCCACATTAGTATATACAATATTAATTTGATTTTTGTTAAAATAAATTTTTTTACTAAGCGAGTGACGGGAATCGGACCCGCGACTACAGCTTGGAAGGCTGTCGTTTTACCACTAAACTACACTCGCGTGAATGGACCTTGTTGGGCTCGAACCAACGACCGGACGGTTATGAGCCGTCTGCTCTAACCAACTGAGCTAAAGGTCCAGAAGCTTTGCAATTAAGTGCTATTTATTTTTACTTAATTGTAAAGCGAGAAAACTAATAATCCATTCTGGTAATTTCTGGTTCTGAAGTTAGATAGTCACTGACGTGTGCTAGAAATTTCTTGAAATGAGGGGTGTCATTATGGAAATCCACGGCTTCTTGATCTTTCCAGTGTTCGATAATTTCGTAATCATTATCACTGTCTAACTTTTTGAAATGTCCATAGAATTCATTACCAGTTTCTTGTGCTGAATTAATAACAAGTTCATGAATGAAATCTTCATATTCTTTTTTGAGTTCTGGTTTAACATGCAATGCGACGTTGATAATCTTCATTTGAAATTCTTCCTTTGACATTTAGTTTTATTATTCATCATCTGAGTCTTCGATGAGCTCTAGCCAAATGGTTAATGGTTCTGGGTTGAACTCTGGCCACATTTTCATAATCTCGTAAGCTCTACTCAAAACATGACTTTCGTTTCCTTCTTCTAAGTCTTTAAAGACACTTAAAGCGACGGGGTTATTAGATAGATCGTCCATTAAAATATTTGTTTTATGTTGCCATTCGGTAACTAATTTTTGGTAATTTGTTAAACGTCTTGCATGCTGAATAGTATAGTCTACACCATTTTCTTGAACTCTTTTAATAAAATCTTCGTACTCTTTGAAGACGGCAGACTGTGCTTGTTTCCAATCATTAGTAGATAAATCTTCTGATTTTACCATAAATGACACCTGATTTCTTACTGCAATTATTTTTTCTGTTGCTCCAATAATGATACAATTTCTGAAAGATATTTTTCTTCGGCTGTTGGAATAGGATCGGCTTCGACATCCTCCTTCTTAGGCATAATTCTATTAATCATTTTGACTAGTAAAAATACCACAAATGCAATAATCAAAAAATTAATGACAGAATTAATAAAGGAGCCGTATTTAAAAGTAGCATTGCCAACTTTTAAAACAAGGCTAGAGAAATCAATTTGCCCTAAAAAAACACCTATTAGTGGATTTATTAAATTATTAACCAATGATTTAACGATAGCAGTAAATGCAGCCCCGATAATAACGCCGACTGCTAAATCCATTACATTACCACGTGAGATAAATTCTTTGAATTCTTGAATCAATTAAATATCCTCCTGAAAATATATTCTAGCTTTTAATGACATCCTGACTGGTCAATGCGAGCGGCAGGAGTCGAACCTGCATAGTAGTTGATAAGAGCGGGGGACTCTATGTTGGAGTGGACATGTTCTACCGTTGAACTACGCTCGCGTGAAAGCCCCGACGAGGGCTTGGACCTGTTATGGTCTTGCGTATTGATTGCCCCGTGGTGCTGGCTTGGCACCAGAATTGTCAGCAGCACTCTGGGTCATATATTGGTAATTACCTGGATTTTTAACGCTCGTGTAGTACTTATTGGAGTCTGATACAAAAACCATACCAGAAGCAGCAGTAGTCCAACCACCATTTTGTGTATAGGAAGCATTGTCTGTTTTACTTGTTTCGCTCGCTTTTTTAGCTGATGACGAGCTAGCAACTAATGATTCTGAACTGGCTTTAGCTATTGAAGAGCTTTCTGCCTCAGACTGCTTTTTGCTTGATTCGGATTCAGAACTAGCCATACTCTCTGAATTCTCTTTGGATTCAGACTTGGAGGCAGCAATACTTTCAGATTCTTCTTTGCTACTTGATAGGGCGCTTTCAGATGACTCCTTCTCCTTAATAGAGTTAGCTTTACTGATACTAGCCTTTCTTTTCGATGCATCTTTTGCTGAACTTTTCTTTGCTTTGCTACTTGAGGCTGTATCTGACTGTGATGCACTCGATCTTGCTGTGCCAGAAGGGGCGGCCCAAACCGTTAATGCTAAGAATAGGATTGTTAGTCCTACTGAGATTAAGGTGTATTTTTTGTATGGACGATTAACACCTGTTTTTGTGAAATGATGAATTCCCCCACGAATTGAAAAGTAAGCTAACGCAATTAAAGATACAAGAAACATAAATGTAAAAAATATATCCAAAGTAATCCCTCCAAAATATGTTATTCCCCAATAACAATAATTCCCCGAATTATAAGTAGTCCCAACTCCTAGCTTTTAATGACTTCCTATCTGGTCTATAGCAATATTAATTCTTATCGTGATTTTTCTGTGTCTGTGAGAGAAGTTCCTTATACTTATTAATTTCTGAGTTAAAACGGTCTGGTATATCTTCATTTGGGTGTAGCCTTTTCCAGATGAAAATTCCAATCATTGACCAAAGGCCTGCACGAATTAAATCCTTTAGTTTTAGATGCCCCGCTGTCATGAATTTAACGAACTTATTTAAAATCCAGTACATAATAGCGATAATAATTATCAACCATGTGAGAATAATAGACATATCTTCCTCCTAGTCATAGTAATAATAATTTCTACGTTGTTTTTGTTTGATGGTCTGACCGACGTACAGTTGTGTACCGGAGTCTCCAAGACCATCTTTATATACATGAGTGATACCAGTTTTACTATCATCTAATCTATAAAGCATACCGTAATCAGTTTTCCACCCATAAGCCATTCCCTGTGAAGTTTCTATAGACGAATATGCAGAGCCAACGTATTTTTGTAAAGTTTCGACGTCTTTTTGCCCAAAAACCTTAGCAAATGATTTGAGTTGGCTTTCGTTTACTCTTTTCTTGCTAGATTCGTTAGCTTCGGTCTTATCTTTTTTTATAGCAGCTTTATGAACTTCATCAGGAGAACCATCAAATAATTTATCATTTTGAAAATCTAAGTCATCAGATCCGTACATAAGCGTGCTTGAGTTCTCGTCTGTAGGCTTTCCCATGATAGCAGTGACCTGTGATTTAGTCATGCCAAGCTTAACTTTGCTGAAATCATACTTTTTAGAACTAGATGATTTAGAAGAATGGCTTTGAGACGTTGAGTCTGGTGATTTTTTACTTGTAGTAGAGTCGTTATTTACCGAATTATAATTATCGCTCTCTGAAGAACTTTTTATGGCAGGGTCAAATATTATACCGATTACTATAAACACAAGAGATACAAGCAGTGATAATAGTCCGTACTTAAAAGAATGTTTGGTATCTTTATTTGTTAAAAATTTTAAAGTTCCCCGTCCAATAAAATACAGAAAAGCTATGAATGAAATTAAAAATACTGTATTAATAATCGCTGTCATAATTCCTCCAAATTAATTGATATTAATCTTCGTCTAATGGTACTCCGTATTGATAGGACAGTTCTCTGTATGAATAGGGAATATGACCATTTTCCCCAATAAACAACATTCCCATCAATCCAACTGAAAATTCATCAGCTTCACGTTCAAACTTAGAATGTCCATGTTTAACGGAAGTGTAGTACCCAATCAGCCCCTCATGGAATATAACGTGTCCCAGCTCATGACCGAGTATGAAATACTGTGTAGGCGTGTGTTTAATAGAATTGTTGAGTAGTATGATAGGCTCTTGGTTGTCATAAGCATTTTTCCCCAGGGGCATTGCCCCAAAATCACACCATTCCACTTGTATGTTAAGCTTTTCCGCTATTACAAACGGGTCCGCTGTGTGATAACGATTGACAATAGTTTTAACGATATCTTTTACTCTATCCATAGGTACAACTCCTAATCATGCTTGTGGCGTTTCCAGAATATTGTTGCCATAGCCACACGCACTTGTTGTTTTTCTTCTTCAGTAAGATCTTCACCCCCATAGGTCATTGAGCCTTCATTCGCATCTAAAAAATCTTGTAAGTCTTTAGTGTCTTTCTCGTTGGCCCATTTTGGAGTACCGTTCTTTCCAAGCAAGTAGTCGGTCGTTACTCCAAAGTAATCTGATAGCTTTATTAAGTCATCGTTGCTAACGGATCTTCTATCACTTTCCCAACTTGCGATGGTACTTTGGCTAACATTCATTGCGTCAGCCAGCATGGGCTGGGTTAAAGATTTTTGTTTTCTTAGGTTTGCTATTCTTTTGCCAATAGTCATGTATGATAACCTCCACAATTAGTATTTTAGCTTGTACAGATAGTAAAGGACAGACCTTTTATTTTATTTGTACAAAAAGACTTGACTTGTACAAATAGACATAGTACTATTAGTACATTAAAGGGGGGCGATGATTTTGAAACTTAAATATTATAGAGAAGCAATGAATTTAACCCAAGAAGAGTTAGCAAGACATGCAAAAGTTTCTGTAGCAATGGTTCAATCAATGGAAAATGGCAGACGAAAGGGTTCTACTGATACTATTCTAAAATTGTCGGACGCGTTAAACGTAACTGTTGATGATCTTTTGCGCGGAAACAATATGACTATTAGTCATAAAAAGGAGGCGGCAAAATGAAACAAGATAAGCCAGTTCTAAAAGTTGAAGCAGAAATGCAAAATTTGGAGCAAGTAAAAGAGTTGCTACCGCAAATAGCAACTCTTCAAAAGAAATATGATGTTGATTTGACCATCAATTACTTTGCATCAACTTTAGACACAATGTCATAAAACCCCTTATATGTGCCTTTAACATATTCTACATCCATATCTGTGTGTGTATGCTTAGCCTCAATTTGAGTATTTTTATGGTTTAGGTATGCTTTGGTCAATTCAAGGGCAATTTCTTTATCAGTCATAATTATCACCTCCTTATGCTAATTATCGCACAAGGAGCGAACAAAACTATTAATTTTTCAAAGAACGGAGGAAACAAAATGACATATCTATCACGAACTACATTAATTAATGCACTAGCAAAGGTTAAGCCTGAAACACCAAGAGTAATGTTTGAGGCACTAAGCGATAAAGCACTAGATGCTGAATTTCGAGCGGTAACGGCCGAGTATAACGAGCAAGCTAGCCAACTTATGTCAGTTTCATATTAGGAGGTGCGAACATGTCAGATACGATATTGATTCGGCATGAGGCTCCAAAGGGCTTCCAATTCATTAGCGAAGAAGAATACGAGAGGTTCCAAGCCTGGAAGCAAGCACAACGTGGTATTCGTACTTGGAAGCTTAAAGATTTGGCCAAGTATAAATACGGAACCAAGTCAACCGAACGAGCCTCACGATATTTAACCAAGCATCGCCATGATTTGGATATTGAACAGGGTGGCTTCATTGATTATGTGAATACCCATAACGGCTGGCAGATTCCAGCAGCTGAGATGATGGATTACCTATTAGATCATCCCGATTAATTTAAATTATAGGTGAATTACATGGAAAGGCGATATGAAGCCCTTTCCAAAATACAGAGGTGTAGGTATGAAGAACAGGTTTGCAGAGCAATTGTCATTAGCGTTGGACAGGCATAAAGAATCAACACAGCAGCAAGTTGCCGACGGGACGCATATTTCTCCCGGGCAGTTGTCACGATTGAAAAACGGGTCAAGGAACACTGATCCACAAATTCGGAAGTCGTTAGCAAATATAATTAACGATTTTTGGCTTAATTATTCTGGTGCTCGTGAGAATTTCGGCGTGCTGTCATTCCAGAATGATCGTCAGCTACAAGGTGATATGTTCTCGGCTTTGATGAAACAGAAAAAGGAACAGCGTCAGCGAGAAAGAATTGAGGTTGATTTTGAAGAAGCTATTACAGTCAAGCCGAGAGATCGGACACCAGCGCAGCAACTAGTTATTGAACGTTATCCACGTGAATATGCAGAAGAAATTAGCGCCGAGATAACCGATTTGGCTAAGAAGGCTGAGTATGCCGGTATTCCAATGGATAAATTGCAGGAAGTAATCGATAAAGTCAATCAAGAAAATGGCTAGGAGGAAATAGCAATGATTGAAGGAGCAATAGTAGGCTGCGTGCTAACTGCATTATGGTTCAAGCGTCATGAGGTTGCTAGTTGGTTTGGAATTTAAGGAGATGAAGACAATGAAATTTACATTCAGGATTGGAAACGTGCTTTACAAACAGATCACGATTGAAGAAATGAATAATCTTTTTGACACATTTAAGGAGGCCGAACGAATTGGAAGCACGCAAAGTATTGCTAAAGCCTAAATTTGAGTACGAAAAAAGCTGCTCGAGTATTGGTAGTACCCGTGCAGCTAAGACGCTTAATAAATTTATTTTCGAGTTCTATTGTACTCCGAAACAGTCACTAAGACAACGTTTGGCACGGAGGTGGGCGAAATGATACCAGCACAGGCAGATTTAAACGAGCATTGGCAGCAACGTAACGACTCACGTGACTGGGTACTTGATGCAGATAACTATTGCTACGATGGTGACGAGTTCGACAAGGCTCAACTGTTTCAAGATTACATCGATAACAACGACTTTGAGCAGTGGGCGACTGATATGCAGTCCGATATGTTGAGCGCCATTTGTATCGTCACTTTCGGTTCGACTGACGTAAGTGTGTTGTATCCAGATCAAGGTGAGGAACCTAATTGGCAATGGCTGATTGATGTGTTTGGTCAGTCCCGTCTATGGGACGAGCTACTGGTACACATCGACACGGACACGATGATGACACGGCTGGGTTATCACTGGGTATCAGAGGAGGAAGAAGCATGAGTAATGAGTTAGTTACGATGGTTAATAGCAATATTGAGGATATGAAGAATAATGAAGGCTTGTCATTACCACCTGATTATTCAGTAGGGAATGCATTAAACAGTGCTTACTTGATTTTGAGTGATACGTCTAAGGGCCAACCATTACTTGATAAGTGTGACCAAGGATCAGTTATCAAGGCGTTGATGAACATGGCAATTCAAGGATTGAGTCCGGCTAAGAATCAATGCTATTTCATTCCTTATGGCAACCAGTTAGTCATGCAGCGCTCCTATTTTGGCTCAATTAGCGTTGTAAAGCGTCTTTCAAACGTTAAGGATATTCAGGCACAGGTTGTCCACAAAGACGACACGTTCAAGATTGGTGGTGAAAATGGAGTGTTGGTGGTTAAAGAGTTCGAGCCCAGCTTTGAGAACCTAGATAAGCCAATTATCGGGGCCTTTGCATGGGTCGAAGATTTGAATGGTGACCGGACATACACGGTTATGACAAAAAAGGACATCGACACCAGTTGGAGCCACGCTAAGACGAAGAAGGTTCAAAACGAGTTCCCAGAAGAGATGGCTAAACGGACTGTAATTAATCGAGCTGCTAAGTTCTACATTAACAGCTCAAGTGATAACGATTTGTTCGTGCAAGCAGTTAACGAAACCACTAGCAACGAATATGAGAATGACGATAAAAAAGACGTAACACCGACTAAAAGGTCATTGGTAGCTGATGTAGCAGAGAATAAAGCTGAGAAGGTAGAATCTGCCGAACCAGCTAAAGAACCCGTTAGAACGGCTGCAAAGGAGGCATCAAGCAATGATCAAGAACCTGTCAAAGATGAAGTCGACCAGCAAAACCTCTTCGACAACCTCGGAGACCTTGACGCCAGCTAACTATTACGATCGCTGGACAGATCAATCATTTATGTCAGCAACATGGTTCAAGAAGTTTTTAGCCTGTGAAGCAGAAGCGTTAGCCGAGTTGCAGGGTAAATGGGAACCATGTATGAAATCAACGGCGTTAGTCGTTGGAAACTGGCTTCACAGCTATTTTGAGAGCGAGGAGGTTCATGCGAAGTTCGTTGATGAACACCCCGAAGCAATTTCAAGCCGAGGACCGAGCAAGGGCCACCTAAAAAAGGACTTCAAAACTGCTGAATCCATGATTGAATCCTTATCTGAAGACCATGATTTTAATCTTCTTTATCAAGGCGATAAGGAAGTGATTGTAACTGGTGAAATCGGTGGTTATCCCTGGAAGGGCAAGATTGATTGCCTCAATTTGAAACAAGGTTACTTCGTGGATCTCAAGACGACCGATGACATATACAAGGCGTATTGGAATCCAGAAACTCGTGAGAAAGAGCCGTTTGTATATGCGTATAACTACCCACTTCAGATGGCAGTCTATCAAGAGTTGATTAAGCAGCAATTTGGTGTGACGTGTAAACCGTACATCGTGGCAGTAAGCAAACAGGATCCACCAGACAAGCAGGCTATTGATTTACCGGAGTACCGACTTACTAATGCTATGAACCAGGTATTGAAATCTCAACAGCATATTCAAGATGTCATTAAAGGCCAAGCAGATCCTATCCAATGCGGACATTGTGCTTATTGTCGTAGTACCAAAAAGTTAGAGAGCGTCGTTAGTGCAGACGACTTACTCATAGATTGACTAAACAGAATTGGCTTGAACAGCAGTGACTGAATACACCGAATGGGTGAAAAGCCCATTAGTAAAGGAGGGACGAATTTGGATTACTTCAAACAACGACGAGCGTACCGTAATTTTAAGATGTATGAAGCGAGTGTCTCTAACGGCCAAAATAATCTGTATCGCGAGTTACTAGACTATGCGAACGACGAAGGCAAGTTGGACGTTCAGTTTCGCATGAAAAATTCGGCATTACTCAGTCTTACAGGACTATCCGAACCCGGCCTCGATAAAGCACGCAACTCATTAGTGCAACTAGGACTAATTAAATACGCTAGAGGCAAGAAAAATGTGAAACCACCTGAATATCGCATTATTAATTTATATAGTAGGTCAGCTGGTTACCCAACCAGTAACCCAACTACAAGTCATAAAAGTAGGCCAACTGGTTTAGATGAAGTAGGCCAACCGGTTGGGCAAGGTGGAGGTCAACCAGTAGAACATAAAGAACTTACTAGTACCGACCCTGACTTGACTGATACTGACTCTTATGATGATGACGCGGGTGTCACACGCGAGCAGGTCATTAACGATTGGACCAACCTGTGGGGATTCCCAAACGGGATTGCTCGTCCTGAAATTGATGAATGGCTCGCGGCGCTTAAACCTGAATTGGTGGCTTACGCCATTCAAATTGCTGGTGAACACGATGTGCAGTCGCGGGGAGCTTTGAAATATTTGCGTGCGGTAATCAAGGGTTGGCAGCAGCGAAAGGTTACGACGCTGGCACAAGCTAAACAAGCAACCGCTGATCACGATAAACGGTTGGCTAATGCTAATAAACCGGGTGGTTATTCGAAGCCGCGCCGTAAGGAAATTATACCAAGGTGGGCGCAAAGTGATGCTTCTCAGGCGGATTCTAAGTCAAACTCAAGCGAAGACCAGCAGGACGATATGAGCGACGAGGCGTTCCTAGCGTTCATGAACAGTCAGGAGGAAGCTAAATGAATTGGGGTAATCAATTAGTCAAGTTAGCCGCTAACCATGCCTATGAACCGGCCGCATTGCACTGGACTAAGCAGCGCATGAAACGGCATTTAAAGGCTGGCGGTAGCGCGCAAGATGAAGTGTGCGCTCATGAGTACAAGCTATTTGCACTCGAGGTTTTAATTATTGAATATCAGCGGGATGGCTTAAATTTTGATTTGACCCAATGTTGGGGTAAGCCAGCCGAGTATTTTATTGATCTAGAGCAAGCTAGACAAGGATTGCAAACGGAGGTGAGCGCATGACTGAAACACAGGTGCTAGTAATTAACGCTGATCTACCCGATATCGATCACCCACTAGCAATCGGGCCCGAACCGGAAATGTTTAAGCTCGCGCAACATAACTACAAATCTGGTGAATGGCCGTTTCCGGTTAGACTTGGTGAATGGCCGTTTCCGGTTAGACTGGTGAAGCCTGGAACTAAGGTACGCAGTGATGAAGCTTACTTAGCTAGTATGTTACCAGATCCCCAAGCTGAGGAACGTGAGCAAATTAGAGATATTCGCCGTGCTCATCGTGATGGTAACCATACGATAAGGGCGTTGACCGATGAGACTGGCTATATTAGTCAGCGGGTTAGCTATCTAGTGCACAAGTACAGTTTGCCGTTGCGGAACGGCTACTGGCGTGCTGAAAAGTACGACAATCCCAACGAAATTATTACTGGACAAACAGTTGATTTGCTAGGTGATAAGATTGACGCCCCAGCTAGATCGATAAGGCAAGCAAGCTACTCAAATGGCATTGTCTGTGGCTACTACATTAGCCGGGTGCCGAAAGTATGAGCAAAGTCGTGATCAAGGGCGAACTACCTAGCTTAAATGAGTACATCAAGGCTGAACGGGCCAACAGATACGCCGCAGCTAACCTAAAGAAGCGGTACACAGCCTTATGTAGTGTATATGCGCGAGCAAGTCGGAATTCTGGAGTCGAATTCAGCTGGCCTTGCAAGCTTAAATTTACGTGGTACACGAAGAACAACCGGAAAGATGCGGATAATATCGCGTTTGCTAAAAAGTTTGTGCTGGACGGCTTTATGAAGGCTGGGCTTTTAGGCAACGACAATCGAAAGCACATCACAGGATTCCAGGACGAATTTGCCGTTGATAAACGAAATCCTAGAGTAGAAATAGATGAAATCACGGAGGACGAAGATGCCTAAACACACTAAGAAGCGTTCAACGATTAAACGGAAGCACCGGCGCATGAAGCAACACGCTGAGGCAAACAAAGCTAAAGCACAGGATAATAAGCAATTGGCCAAGGAATATGAGCCGTACAACATTAATAAGCGGGCGTTCGGGGAGGATTGAAAATGAATGATGAAATGAAAAAGTTGCGCAGAATATTGGTTAAAGATTACGAAGGCTGGATGGATTTAAGAATGCTTGCAACCGCTGCTGGAATTAAACAAGCAATAAACGAGCTAGATGATTTGGTAGGAGATGGCGACGATGATTAAGTTTAGAGCGTGGGACAAGCAAAACGAAATATATCTTTACAATGTGCAGGACGCTTATGACACGCTGGGCGGGTTCGTAAAATATGATGATGGCAAAGATGCCGCATATGACGAGTCTTGCTTTGGCGATTTCTTAGACAATGAACGGTATGATACTGAACAGTTTACCGGCCTGAAAGACGAGAACGGCAAGGGTATTTATGAAGGCGATATTTTGTATTTTGGGAGTGTATGGTGTGTTGGGGACGAATATGACCCCAGAGAAGAAGAACACACCGGCTTCGTAGAATATCGCCCCGACTATGCGAGTTATGTGGTTAATTGCAACGGGAGAATATATCCATTAGAGGAATTAACCAGTTTTGATGGATATTCAGTACAAGGTAACGTGCACGATAACCCGGAGCTACTGGAGGCGGACAAATAAAAACGTCTTACCAAATAAATGGTAAGACGCTGGGCTTGATACATTCGTGCAACTACAGAGTAGTTCCATTATTTAAGAATTGCAAACAAAAAGTAACGCATCATTACTAGTAGCGTTAGCTCTAAACAAGTGTGCCTGAAGTATAGCATACAAAAAGCCGCCTGTTAAGGCGACTAGTCACAGGGCCACTCGAATGACCGTTGCCAGTATAACATATAAAAAGCGCCGCCATCACTGATGCCGCTACGATTGATTCCTACAAAATTAATTATAGCACAGTCAAAACAAGGGGTGGCATGATGGAGAGCATTTTTAAGGACGTTGATGAAGAACGAACAATTGCTAATGCGGAACGGGTGCTAAAAGACTATTGGAAATGGCGACTACGAGCTCGCAGGGTTAATTTCAACCTGCAAAGTCCAGCAATGGACGGAATGCCTAAAAGTCCTAGCTATGGCAACCATATTGAAGACAAGCAAGTTAGTAAAGCTAACGATGATTTTATGGCTAATTTAGTTGTCAAGGTCATTGAAGCTGTTACAATTGATGAAGAAACGGAGAAATATTCAGAGCTATTAATGCTGCTCTATGTTAAACGGTATTCGAAAACTAAGTGCATGATTAGCCTGAATATCTCCGACAAAACATTTAATAAGTATTTGAAACAAGCCCAGTTAATGTTCGCTGAGATATATCCGGATGGCGTGGAAAACCTGATCGTTAAAAAGTATGAGCCAGAGATTATTGCTCACTACGACGAGGAATGAATTTACTCCGACAAAATTCCGAGTAAATTCCGACAAGTTTCCGTGTTGATTCCGGTAAATAAGTCAAAAAGGGGAGTAAATTAGTATTATCGAATGTTAGGTAAGCCACCCCGGGCAATTATTACCTAGCATTATTGTGGCCTTAGCTCAGTTGGTAGAGCACCTGACTGTTAATCAGGTTGTCGCTGGTTCGAGTCCAGCAGGCTACGTCAATTTTAGGGAAAGGAAGATGAAATAATGAATTTAAAGCATGTAACAACTAAGGAGCTTTCGAAGGAATTAGAATCTCGCTTAGGTATTCAGACCATTAGCTTACAGTTAGAGGAGCAAGCAAAAATCACTGTTGGAGACCAGAAAGTATTTAGATTTGATGGTCCAGCAGTGATCATTGTCAATATGGATTAGTTTATGCGCACATATGGATGATGTATGATAGAAGCATGGAAGTAACGGCCTTTAGAACTGGCATTCATTAGGCCTTGATACTTGTCAGATGTGACATCACTGTACAGATAGACGCCTCCACTGTTAAATACAATTTCTAGCTGTTGAGTGCTTGGGTTATACCCAACTTCTGATAGGTCACTAGAAATAACAGGAATTAAATTCATAATATGACCTCCTTTCTATAAATTAAGTATAAGCATAACTGAATTAAGTGCCATTATTAAGCAGATATGATCTAATTGGCAAGATGGCGGTCTCCAAAACCGTCTATGTTGGTTCAAATCCAGCTATCTGTGTAGCCGGCGGATTTATAAGGGGTGATGCGCTCCTCTCTGCCGCTGGCATTAGTCTTCGTATTTAACATCGGCCGTTGAATGCGAGTATCGCTGTGGGCTAATTGGCAAGCCACAATGGGATGTAGGTTCGACTCCTACCAGCGATATTGTTATACAGCATGGTCACTCATGAGGGCTAAAACTGTGTAACATGTGCTTGTGGCGGAATAGGTAGACGCTGTGGCGGCCCTGTTTCAGGGTGTGACTGTTGGTTTTACAAGGGCGTCGCGACACTTGCAAGTAATTGGTAAAGATGCTGAATATATCCAACATGTAGGGTGCAAATCCCTACCAAGCACATTAAGCAAGTAAGTATGCAAGCGACAGTGCGTGAAATCATTTGAATCAACAATAACTCAGCTTACTTGCTTGCTGTTCAGTGCGGAAAACTGGACGGCACCTACATAAGACGCGCAATTAAACTGGCCACCAGATTGCATGCAGGAACATGCGCGCTGTGGTAATATAATCAAACATGGTTGCAAAAACTATAATCGTTTTTCTGATAATAACCGTGTACAGGAGCCTGACATTTAGTTGGGATCTTTTTAGTAAAGTAAATAGTGTGTATTGCAACTCAAATGATGTTGGATATAGTATGATATAAAATTGTATTGTTGAATAACAGGATCGCCATCTTATGAGGCAACAATACATAGGCCTGGCTGACGTCAGGCTTTTTTAAGTACATACGATTAGGAGGAACCACAATGAATATGGAAGGCAACGAGGCTATTGAGAATGATTGGAAAAAAGTTAATCTAGAACTATTTGGGGTACAATATCCATTCTGTTCAAGCAACGAGGCAACTCATGGTAAAGATGATTAACACAAAATATGGCTACGTCACGCCACAAGAAGCGGAGATGGATGCCCACTTAGATAAATGGATGAAGCGTCGTGCTAAACAGCATGGCGCTTTTAGTTTGGATAAAAATAAGGAGGTGCAGCATGAAACTACCAGCGTATGTAAAAATCAGTGGTATTAATTATACCGTTGTCTTAAAGAAGCGGCTTGAAGATTCTGGAGATGCTTGTTGGGGATTGACTGATTATCCTGATGCCACGATTTACATTTGCAAAGAGTTATCCCAACAAAAGCAGCGTCAAACGCTCATGCACGAAATGGTACATGCAATGATGCACGAGGCTGGACTTGACAATATCTGCAACGATGAAAAGATTGTAAACCCATTAGGCAATATGTTAGATAGCACACTAGCTAGTAATGATCTAGCCAAGTTGTATTAATGTAATTAATTTCAATTAAACGGAGGTGCAGTATGCGAGCAAAAAAGAAACCAGCAATTATTGAGTATGAAGTATTTCAAGATACGATAACTTGCTTTCATGCATTACAAGATAAGCTAGGGCTAGATCCGCTTAGAGTGAGCTATCACGATCCGGATCATCCTATCTTAAAGATTGAAACCTTACATGGAACCATGACTGCTAACGTGGGTGATTTCATTATCAAAGGTGTTTGTGGTGAGCTTTACCCATGCAAGCCTGATATTTTTAAACGAACTTATGATTTATTAGATTAGCATAATCAATCCAATTAACGGAGGTGTGGTGGTATGTAATGAAACGAAAGTTAACGCCCAAACAGCGTAAATTTGCTAATGAATTTATCAAAACTAACAATGCTTATCAATCGGCTATAAGTGCAGGCTACTCTAAGGCTTATGCAAAGAATGCTGGAAAGTTTTTATTGGAAAATATTGGAATTAAAAATTACATCCAACAAAAGACTGGCAATGTTGAAAAACGCGAGTCTGTCGAAGCTGACGAAGTGCTAAAAAACATCTATCGTATCAGTGCTGGCAAAGAGATTGAACGTCATTACGTAAAGATTGATAATCTTGCTAAAGAAGTAGCGGGTGGTGATGATTCGATTGAAGCACGCATGGAGTACATGACTGATGAGACCACTATAATGCCGGCTTCTACCAAGGAGCAGGTGGCCGCTGCTGAATTATGGTTTAAGTTAAGTGGCCGCCTAAAAAATGATAGCAAAGATGTTGAAGATCAAAAGATTCGCAAGCTTAAAGCTGATGCAGATATTGCGGAGGCTAAGGCTAAACGATCTAGTAAAGACAACCAACAAGTTGTCATCAACTTTACTGACGATTTGCCCGATGACGGCCAACAAAATGCTTGATTGTATATGAGATGGCTAATAGTATGACAAACGCCACGATAAACCACCAAGCTATGTATATTAAACCGATGACTGCTGCAATCAAAATGAAATCTACAAACCAATTTAAACCCCGCCATGCCATATGAAAGAAAATTGGTAGGCCTAAAAATAAAATAATTATTGCTATTATCATGTTAACGTCCCCCCTGGAGATGATGTCATATGTCAACCACCCAACAATTTAATTTAAGTTTACGACAATTAATTGGTTCTGGCTATACTGATTTCTGGCGTGATAATCACTTTTACCGAGTGATTAAAGGCAGTCGTGGATCGAAGAAGTCGGTAACCACCGCTCACAATTTAATTTACCGGTTAGTTAAGTATCACTGGTCAAATATCTTGGTCGTAAGGCGTAATGCCAATACCAACAAGACTAGCACCTTCGTGGAATGCAAGAAGGCTATTAATGACTTCCACTTAGAGCGTTATTTTAAGTATAACGAGACATTGCCAGAAATCACTTACTTGCCAACTGGTCAAAAAATTATCTTTCGTGGCCTTGATGATCCATTAAAACTAACTTCAGTTAATGTCCTTACTGGTGAATTGTGTTGGCTGTGGGTAGAAGAAGCCTATGAAATTGAATCATTTAGCAAGTTACAAACGGTAATTGAATCGTTACGTGGCAATGATCCGCAAGTCTTTTATCAAGTGACACTCACGTTTAACCCATGGAATGAACACCATTGGCTAAAGCGTGAGTTTTTCGACCAGAAACGTGATGATGCCTTTGTTCGCACGACTACCGTTAGATGCAATGAGTTCGTTTCTAACGAATATAAACAGCGCCTTTATAGTTTATACCAAACTAACCCCAGACGCGCTAAAACGGTCGTTGATGGCGACTGGGGCGTAGCTGAAGGGCTAGTATTTGAAGATAACGTTGAACAAATTGAGTTTAACGCTATGGACAAAATACAAGAATGTGGGCAAACAGGCTTTGGCCTGGATTATGGCTTCGGCAATGATCCTAACGCTTTCGTGGCCGTTGCTATTGATGTTCACAATAAGCAACTATGGGTTTACGATGAGATGTATACCTATCATCAAACAACACCACATATTGCTAAATGGTTAAAAGCTAACGGCTATGAACGAGCCAGGATATATGCAGATAGCGCAAGCCCTGAAAGAACTGCTCAATTAAATGATTTAGGAATTTTAAATGCTGATAGCGTTTCAAAAACGCCGATTGAGGCTGGTATTGATCAACTATGGCAATATCAAATTCACGTTCACCCTAAATGCAAGAATTTGTGGCGTGAATTAAACAGTTATGTCTTTGACAGTGATCGTATGGGTAATACGCTAAGCAAGCCTAAAGACCAAGACAACCATGCAATTGACGCCTTACGTTATGCAGTTCGCCAATATATGGGGGATTACGATGGATCATTAGGTGTTAAATGGGATGAACAATACGCGATTGGTCGTCAGATGGGAGTGAATGATTATTAATAGTATTTATGGAAAACAACGTTTTGACCGTGAAGCCAACCGAGACTACACGATGCCAGTTGGAACATACACGGCAGTTTCAGAACAGCCGTTAGAATTAATGAAGATTGTCTATCAGTTTATTAACCATCATCAAAATCATCAAGTCTCAAGACTTCAAACTTTGTATGATTACTACGAGGCTAATAACGCAATCAAAAAGCAAGAAGATAGTAATAATCCTTACCATGCTAACAATCGAGTAGCGGCAGCGTTCGCTCGTTATATGACAAGCATTCGAGTTGGCTATTTAATAGGTAATCCAATTCAGTTAAAACTACAAGATGATACTGAAGTAGATGATAGCCAGGCACAAAAGTTCCAAAATGTATTAGATACTTTTATCGTTAATACGAACGCAGACTATGTCAACCAGCAACTAGCGAAGGACTTATCAATCACTGGTCGAGCATATGATTTAGTATACGTTAAAAATGGAGTGACTGATTTAGGACTAGTTCGAGTTGATCCAACACAAGCATTTGTGATCTATGATGATACTGTCGATCACAAGCCACTTGTTGGTGTTCGTTATTATCAGACTGGTATCTTAGATAATCAATTGGTGGAACATTATGAGGTTTACACTGATAGTCAGCTTTTTACCTTTCATAGTCAGGGTGGTTTGCCTCAAACTAATTCACCCGTTGCCAATGCAGTATTGGATGATACATTGCCACACTTTTTCGATACTGTTCCATTAACCGAGTATCGCAATAATGATGAGCGGTTAGGCGATTGGGAGCCTGAACTAGACCAACTAGATGCACTGGACAAAAGTGTATCGATGATGGCTGACTTCCAGGAAGACTTCAACAACGCCAATATCGTCTTAACTGGTAAGTTTTCTAATATGACAGAACCTAAGTATTTGCTGGACGAGAATGGTAATAAAAAAATAGGCCAAGACGGTCAGCCGATTATCATTGAACCAGCTCATCCAAACGTTGACCCTAAAAATCACATGTGGTATTTAGAACCGTTCGCAGCAAGTGGCGGTGTTGGTTCAACCGCCAAGCATATTATTCAACCCGACGCTAAGTATCTAACTAAGCAGTATGACGCTGCTGGCTGGTCAACATACACTAATTTCCTAATCAACGAAATTCACAAGTACACTAATACGCCTAATGTCAACGATCCAAACTTTGCTTCCAATGCTTCTGGCGTGGCTATGTCTTATAAACTGTGGGGCAGTGATCAAGAACGCAAACTACAGGAAACGTTGTTTAAACGTGGTTTACATGATCGCTTGAATGCTTGTGTTAGCTATTGGCAAACACTCAACCAAATTAGTTCTGACAAATGGAACAAGATGATTAAAGCTAACTTCATGCCAAACTTGCCTAAGAATGATGATGCGACCGCACAACTTATCCAGTTGCTAAATGGTACTGGTAAATTCAGCGACGAAACCATTCGTGACATGGCTGAACCAATTACTGGAATCAATGCTAATGCTGAAGCAGCACGCGTTAAAGATGATACCCAAGCTGCTAAGGAAGATGAAGATAATTACGCTCAAGGTGGCGGTGGACTAGGTAACATATTTGCAACTGGAAGCCGGCTTCTACTAAGGAAGAAGGCTGATCATGGACATTAATAAACTGGCTCATGCTTTGGCAAAGATTTTAGATGTTAAGGATCCAGTATTCCAACAGTTGATCAGCATTATTGAACGTTCACATCATGCCCAGGTTAAGAATTTAACCTACTTTCTACACAAAAATGTAACTTGGCAAGATAATGCCGATGATGCAGACATTAAAGAGTTAACCGATGCAGTGCTTGAGTTAAAACAGAGTGCTACTCGTGAGGAAGAACAAGTCTTAGCCACGTTATTAAATAATCTGCCTTACAAAACTAATTTAGATGTAGCCCAGGCTCAAGCGCGCGTTAATGTTGCTAACATGGGACTAAAGGTTAACAAGTTAGTTCAAGCTAAGCAGGCGGAGATCGTTCAACAGGTAACTAAGCTAACTGGTAGTGGGTTAGGTGGGTACAATAAACAGCTTAGACATCGTGCATTGTATCGAGTGGCTGCTCAAAACGAGCCAGAGAATACCTCATTAGATTTAATCTTCAAACATGCCAATAATTTAGCAATTGATTTAGATAACATTATCAAGTTCCAAATGCAAAATCATGTCAACCCTAATTCTATTAGTAAAATTGTTGCAAAAGAATTAGGCGTTGCTGGCAAGCCTAATCCAAATGAGAATTTATGGGAAACAGCAATGCAAAAGCGCTACATGTCAACTAAGGCTGATATGGAGCGCATTTTAGTTACCGAGAGCAAAGCAACTCAAACGCAGGAATGTGCCAAGCAATACAGCAATTTAGGCTTTACCAAGCTAAAGGTTGTTACCAGAGATAATCCTCATGTTTGCAGATATTGTGAGGGCCACGATGGTACAATCGTTGAAATTAAAGACGCTGTGGTCGGTATGAACGTGCCACCGTTTCATCCACGTTGCCATTGCAATGTAATTCCAGTACAAACGGATTACAAAGATGTCTTAAGTGAACTTGACTAATATTTTATTGCCCTAGACATGGCATTAAAAGGTCTATTTTTTAGCCGACGGGCGTAAAACGAATTAAGTCGACAGACGTTAAATGGAGGTTATCTAATGAGTGAAGAACCAAAGAATCCGGAAACTAACCCTGAAGGTGGTCAACAGTCAGAAGAACCGGTAACATTTACTGATGAACAACAAGCTAAAATTGATGAATTGATTGGTCAACAGCACGCTAAATGGTCCAAGAAATTTGATCAACAGCACGCTGATTTTAAACAGCAGTTGGTTGATGCGCAAAAACAGGCCGAAGAACGAGCTAAAATGACCGCTGAACAAAAGGCTTAAGTTGATCGCAAACAACGTGAAGCTGAAATCGCTAAACAAAATCAAGAATTAGCAACTCAGATTCAGGAATACAAAACCAAGTCAATGTTACTCGATAAGGGGATTAGCCCTGATATGCTGCCATTGGTTATGGGTGCTGACGAAGATTCCACAAGCGATAACCTAGGACTATTGCAGAAATACGTTGATAGCCAAGTGCAAGCGGCTACTGAAAAGTTATTGACTGGTAAGCAAGCCGTAACTACTGGGAGCAACAATACTTCATCATTAGAAACAGGGACTGATAACCCATGGTCCAAAGATGGTTGGAATTTAACAAAACAAACTGAAATTTACAATACCGACAAAGAACAGGCTCAAAAATTAATTGCTAGTGCCCAACCCATTAGCCAGTCGTTTTATGTTGGTAAATAATAAGGAGAGATAAATTATGGTAAACGGAAACATTACCCAATTAAGTGATATGAAGATCCCTGAACACTGGGGGGCTTATTTAGCTGAAAAATCAACGCAAAACAACGCTTTCTTTACAAGTGGTGTCGTTCAAAGCGTACCACAAATTGCAGCATTATTAGGTGCTGGCAAAGTAGCCAACATGCCATTGTTCAAGCCACTAGCTGACAATGATCCTCAAGTGCCAGATGACACAACGGATTTATTAGTCAACAAGATTACTACTGACTTAGCACAAGCCCGTAAATTAGGTTTTGACCAAGCTTGGAGTGCAACTGACTTATCAGCTGAACTATCAGGTGCGGATCCTTTAAGTGCTATTGGTGATCAAGTCAGTGATTATTGGTCACATATTTATGAAAAGCTTTTGCTAAAAACTCTCACAGGAGTATTCAGTTCAGCCAGCATGAAGGGTGTCAATCAATTAGACGCTACTGCTGATAAGACTGATACCACATTCAGCTTGAAGAACTTCAACAAGGCCCGCTTCTTATTAGGCGATCGCTATAAAGATTTGGCTATTGTAGCAGTTCATTCTGACGTTCTCCGTCAATTACAGGATGCAAACTTAGTTGATGCCAAGAATAACTCAACCTTCGTCTTAAATGGCAACGGCAACGTGCCAACATCAATTCAAGCACCCGATGCTGGTGATAAGATTAAAGGCGTCCAAATTGTGGTTGATGATAGCTTGCCAGTAAGTGGTGGTAAGTACACGAGTTATTTGTTTGCTCAAGGTGCCGTTGGTTATTCTGAATTGCCGATTGCTAATGCGGTTGAAACTAGTCGCGATCCGTTAAAGAACCATGGTGTTGACTATCTTGTTAACCGTCGCCGGTTTGTCTTTGCACCACAAGGGTTGTCTTGGAACGAAAGCAACTTCACTTCCAAGCATTCGGGCAAGCTTATCCTACGATGGACGATTTAGCCGATGGCACTAACTGGACAAAAGTTTACGATCAAAAATTGATTCCGATGGCACAATTTGTAACTAGTGCTGATCCTATTACAAGCCTCGGCCACTAGTCAGGAGGCGTTCTATGAGTGACGAACAAGGCAGTGGTAAAACATTAGAAAACGTCATTACTCTACTAGGGATTACTCCTAACGATAGTGAGAAGAAACGTTTGACACTATATATTAATCATGCAGAGCAAGCCATTGTTTTATATCTAGGCCGTTCGGTAAGAATTTCAGGTTTGCCGGAAGGATTAGACTACATTGTAGAGAATTTGGCCGTAACTAAGTTCAATAAATTTCACAACGAGGGCGAAAAGTCTCACAGTGAAGAAGGATTGTCTTTCCAGTTCAACGTTAACGATCTGGCACCCTATTATCCAGATCTTCAAGCTTGGGTAGATGGTCAAGCTAAAACAACGCGCAGTGCTACTGCGATTGGCTGGTGATAACATGCGTTATTCAGATAAGGTCTATTTATTGACTAAGCTTCTTGATGATGATCCTGACAGCCTTAATCATCAAGTAAGATATCGAAGCCAAGCAGTGCCAGCTAATGTGCAACAGGTCAATTTAACATTTGCTCCCAATGGCACGGTGTACAACGCAACGGTTATTCGTGTTTATGGACGTTATCATGCCGATGCAATTGGCTTAAACGGTGAATACGTTGAAGGTGATAACGACACAGTGCATGAGATTCAAAAAGTTAGTCAGCATGATAAGCAAACGGCGTTCTACATCATTCATAATGAGGTGATATTGCATGGCGAATAACTATGACAAAATACCTGCCGTTGCGTTCTCAATTGACGTTGATTATTTAAACCAATTATTTGAGACGGCCAGAGGGCTTGCACGCAATGGTATGCCAGAAGCCATGGAAGAAGCCAATAAGGAATATCGGCGAGCCGTTGCGCTTAGCAAAGCATTTATCAAGAATGCTGGTGCACGCGAGCAAGAAGCTGCACAAGGCTTAGAACGCACTCAAGTTGGACATGGTAAGTCTGGTTATGTGCCAACGGGAACATTGCAAGGATCGCTTAAAATAAAGATTAGTGACGATGGCAAGTCGGTATCTGTTATGCCGATGGCAACAGTTGCAGATCAGAAGAAGGCGTTGGAAGCTATTGCCGGGAGTGGTAGTAAGAAGCCGATCACCAGTCAAGATGGCGTTGATTATTATGGTGTCTATGTGGAATATGGCACTTATAAAATGGCCGCTGAACCGTTTATGAAGCCTACCGGTGAAAAAGTCTCGATGAGGCTTAATAATGAATTTGAACGCATCATGCGTTTAGCAGTATTGGGGAGTGATTGATATGTCACCGGAGGAAGACTTACTATTGAGCGTTAAAAAATGTCTGCGAGCATTTAACGTTCCAGTATATGATTTTGGCCAGCAACGGCCAACTAAGTTTCCACAGGTAGTTGTCAGTTTGCAGAATGAGCAAGAACAAACTGATATTAAAGTTTTGGATTATTTCTTAGCTACGGTGGCTGTTGATGTCTATGCTGATGTAACTAATGTTGGTCAAGCATACGCATTAGGCCGTAAAGTTGCCAATGCTATGCAACGATTGGAACTAACTGAATGGCAATCTAAGTATGACAACTCGTCAATGCATAAATTAATTGATAACAGTTTAGAAGGCCGGCCGTTAACTCGGTTGGCTTATTTATTTGATATTTTTGTCTATGGAAAGTGAGGAAACACTATATGGCTGGATTAAAGCTACAAACAAAGAGTGCTGACAAAATTTTATACGGGATCAAATTCCCGTGGGATGATAAAGCAACTCTTATTCAAATGTTGGGATTACAAGCTGCATCTAGTACAACTAATACTCGTGCTAGTTCAGCAGTCAACCTAAAGCAGGGCGTTTTGCATACGTCAGGCTCACGATCAGAAACATTTGTCGTTGATTCGTATTGGACAATCGGTGACAAAATTCATGATGGAATTAAAAAAGCAGTTCAACAAGATGTGGCGATTGGCATTTGGCGCATGGATTTCAATGAAGCAACTTTAGATACTGGCGGAAAAGTTAAGTCTGTGCCTGCTGAATTTGGTATGGCTAAACCTAATGGATTGCCAGAAACCGAAGCAGTCAACAACTTGCTACATGCTAATATCACTTACAATATCGATGGTAATACGCAAGATGGTGTATTAGAGGTAGCTGAACTTGACCCACAACTATTAGTCGATGGGTTAAAGATGTTCGACTTCGCTCACAACACTGATATTGGTAGCACCACTAGCGGACTTGGACACTAAAATAATGGAGGTAATTTAGATTATGGAAAATTTAATGATTGATGGCACCACTTGCACCCCTAAACTTAATTATGCTTTCGCTAATCAAGTAAAGAAAGAACTCAGTGAAAATGGCCGTGACGGTTTTGATGTCCTTATTGATGGCTTATTAGACGAAGATCCTGATCAAATTGTGAATACTTACTATTACGCATTGGCTTACTTCAAGCGTTCACAACCTAGTCGTGACAAAGTAGTCGAAGCGCTCGAAGATACTATCTTTGCTGACGATGATAAGACTAACGCCGCTTATTCTGACATTATTAAATCTTTACACGCTGATAATTTTTTAGCACGGAAGCTTACCAGTTTTGTCAAAGGATACAACAAGATTCTGGATATCATGCAGAAGAAGCTGGAATCGGAAACAGATGGCAGCGACCAATACAATCAGGATCAGTTGGGGATGGAACAACTTCAAACACAACTGGACAAGCTGAAAAAAGTTCTGCAACCTGGTACACCGCAATAAGCTATGCCCGAAGCGCAGGCGTAACTCCAGAACAATTAGAACAGTTAACTCCGGCTGAGTTTAAAGCTGTTTGGCATGGCTATCAGGTTAACATGCTCAATCAGCAACGCGAGCAGATGCACGCTCGTTTAATGCCACAGGCAACCTATGGAGTTGAACTCAGTCAACCGTTAGGTGAAGTCGTAGAACGGTCTGATGAACAAATTGCAAAGGAAATTAGCAAATTAACTGATTATCGAACTGTCGAAGAACGACAACCTGATACGCCTCAAATGGCTATGTATCGAAGACTAATGGAAGCAAAAGCTGACAGAGAGGAGGCCAATTAATGAGTGCAGTTGTTGAAAAAACATTCGTGTGGAAATTTATGGATCAGATTAGTCAAGGGGTTGCTAATGCACGCCAAGCAATGGACGAAGCAGTTAATGCTGCTGCTAACATGGGATCTAAAGTTAGTGATAGCGGCGAGAAATGGCACAATTATGCTTCAAAGCAGAAGGAAGCGATGGACGAAGCTAAAGCTAACTTTAATGAGTATAAAGACAAAGTCACTAATTCGAGCAATTCAATCCGTGAAAAGATCAGTGGCCTAATTGATCGCCTTAAAGAAATTCCACATGATGTTGTGACGACATTAAAGTCTAAAATCAACGATGAAAACATTGGCATCTTCTCACGCAAAGTGCGGGACGTTCCTAAGGAGCGCTCCGTGCTTTTGCGTGTTAAGGATCATTTCACCAATATTTTTAAACATTTCGGTGAGCGAATTAAGCGAATCCCCAAAGAACATTCATTGCCGTTAAAAGTAAAAGATGGCTTTAGTAAGGGATTCCAAAAGTTTAACGAAAGCGCCAAAAAAACACGTGAAAACGGCCACCGTTTGCGTGACATTATCCAAGGCACATTTGTTGGTAATGCACTATACAGCGCTTATGACAAAGTTAAAGATGGCATTGTAGAAGCAACAAAAGCCGGCTATGATTTTGACAAAGAACAGCAGGTTATGATGCAGACATGGACAACTTTAACTGGGTCAGCTAGTCAAGCCAAAGGTATGGTTAGCACAATCAATGATTTAAGCAAGAAGACTGGACAAGCTAGTGATCTAGTTAACGAACTAGAACAAGGATTCTATCATTTACACTCCAGTAAGTCTGAAGCCGATAATTTGTCAAAAGCCATGCTAAACATGGGTGATGCTGTCGGATTGACTGGCGATCAAATGAAATCAGTAACTCAGGACATGGTTCACGGGTTAGCTACTGGTAAGGTGTCTGCTGGCGAATTGAATCAAATAGGCGCTTACTTTCCAATGATTGATGAAGCATTAGCCAAGCATGAGCACACAACTGTTGCAGGAATGCGTCATATGGCTCGTCAAGGTAAAATCACTGGTAAAGACCTGGAGAGCGTTTTTACTGAATTAGGTAATCACAAGTATGGTAAAGCGGCTGACAATATGCTGAAAACTATGACTGGTATGCAACGGACAGTTAAAGCACAAATGCCAAAGCTTCTAGGTGACATTGAACAACCGCTGCTCAAAGCGCAAAATCCAATCTTTGGCACCATTTCTAAATGGGTTTCTGAAACTCATACTGAAAATTTATTCAAAAGCTTAGGAAACAAGGTAAGCAAAGGATTCGCTACGGTTACTAAAGCTTTTACTGGCGGCAATTTTAGTGGTAAGGGCTTTACAAACTCCTTAGATCAGATGGTTAAAAATGTTGGTAAGACAGTCGACAAGTTTTCGGCTTGGCTTGCCAAGAATGCTGGTAATATTAAAGCGTTTGGCAGCATTGTTAAGAGTAGCCTAACTATTGCTTTTAAAGTTGTGGGCGCAGTTATTAATGATGTAGTTCAAGTGCTCGGATTTTTATCTAATCCACTTGGTAAAGTATCAAATAATAGTAAAACTGCTTCAAGATCAGTAGGAAGTCTAGCTTCAGGATTAAAAACTTTAGCAAATAATAAAGGTGCTATTAAAGCCATTGCTGCAGCACTAACGACATTTTTTATTGCCAAAAAGATTTTAACAACTGTTATGGCCCTTAAAAACATGAATGATGTATTACACTTAACGACCATAGCAGGAAGAATGGTCAGTGCAGCCTTTACACCATGGCTATTAATTCCGGCAATTATTATTGCAATTGGTGTTGGGTTATATGAACTATATAAGCACAACAAGAAATTTAGAGACTTTGTTAATGGCATTTGGAAAGCTGCTACCCGTATATTTGGTAAAATAGGAAAATATATTTCTAACAAATTCAAAGACGCTGGAAAATGGTTCTCTGGTCTGATAAAGGGTGCTCAAAAAGCTTTAAATACTGTAAAAAAGTTTTTTACAGGAAAGCTCGGCTGGGAAAAAGCCATTGGTAAAGAAATCGGCAATATCATAAAGAAGGTGTCGGAAGGTTTTCACCAAGTGCTAAAAACAATTGGAAACATTCTAAAGGGATTCGGCAAAGTATTATTGTATGCCTTTTTAATTCCTGTTGGACTAGCTGCAATTGTCTTAAAGCCTTTTATCAAACCGTTTACCAACCTAATTAAAGCTACCATCAAAACTGTTAAGGATTTGTGGTCAAAGTTAGTAAATTTCTTAAAAACTGTTTTCACTCCAGTAATCAATGTGTGGAAAGTTGTCTGGAAGGCTATAAGTACATTTTTCCATGTTATTTGGGAGGGAATCTATTCAATAGTTAAAGTAATCTTTAAAGCCATTTCAAAATTCATTGAGCTTGAATTAAAATGGATTAGTTCGACTTGGCACATAGTATGGAATGCAATTAGTAGCTTCTTTGGCACTATATGGCGAGGCATGAAAGCATTGCTAATGCCAATTATTGAAACAATTAAAAATGTAATTAAAGATGCACTAGATTTGATTAAAAGAATCTGGCATTCTATTTGGAATAGTATCAGCAGTTTTTTTAGCAATATCTGGGACAGAATTAGTCAAATAGCTAAAACAGCTACCCATTGGCTATCATCACACATTAGTAGCGTTTTAGATTCAATTAGTCATGTTTGGCATTCAATGTGGCAAGGGCTAAGCGACTTTTTTGGTGACGTTTGGAAAGGTATCAAGAAGTCCGCCCAAGATGGCATTAACGGCGTTTTAAGCGTTATTAACGCTGGTGTCGATGCAATTGATTCAGTTTGGAAATTCTTCACTGGTCATAAAACTAGCATTCACCATTTAGAACCTGTTAAATTTGCCCAAGGTGGTGTTGTGCATACTCGTCTATCGATGGTTAACGATGGTGACGGTAAGAATTGGAAAGAACTGTTACAACTACCTTCTGGTGAACTCAAAATGACGCATCAACGTAATGCAGTGCTACCTTTACCAGTCGGTACACGAGTATACAATGGCGATGAAACAGCTGCTATTATGGCGTCTGCCGGTGTCGATCATTATGCAAGTGGTGGTATTGTTGGCAATGCGATTAATTGGACTAAGGGTAAGTTATCTGACATTGGCTCATGGATTGGTGACAAGACCGAGGCTGTTGGAAAGTTTCTCAAAGATCCGCTTGGGAATATTTCTAAGCTGCTTCATAAAGCTACTGATGGCCTATTTAAAGGAGCAGCTAGTTTCGGCGAATTAGCTAGTGGTACCATTAGCAAATTGTCAAGCATAGCAGTGGATAAGTTCAAAGAGATGCTGAATAGCACACAAAAAACACTTGAAGTATCTGATGGTAAGGCTGGTCATTATAATCCAAGCTTAATTGAGAAAGCTGCCAAGATGATGCACATTGATAGTCTTCCAGCAGGTTTCAGTGAGCTTTTACAAGCAACTATCATGAGTGAATCTGGCGGTAAGTCTGTCATTCAAACTGTTCATGATATGAATAGTGGGGGTAATGAAGCCGGTGGTATCTTGCAATATACACCAGGAACATTTGCTGCTTTTGCGATGCCAGGACATACTAATCGGATGAATCCGCTCGATGAATTGTTAGCATTCTTTAACAACTCCGATTGGCGAAACAGTATTGGACATACTTCTATTTGGGGTGTTCCAAAAATTGATTGGCTGCATAGCGGCCCACAAGGTAGTCGCCGATTTGCTAATGGTGGCGAAGTCTTTGATGAGCAAACTGCAATCATTGGTGATAATAGCCAACACCATGAGTTTGTGATTAATCCTTATGATGTTTCAGCTTATCCACTGTTAGCTAAGGCGATGGACACCACTATGCGTGCTCAACCCGTATCAACTCAGACTACTAACAATCACGAAGATGATAATGAAACTAATTCATTATTGCGGCAAGCCAATGTGTTGTTGCAAATCATTGCTGATAAGAAGCCGGAGTTACTAGACGATTTGGCTGCCAAGTTACGTCAAAAAGATGCTCAGACATTCAGAATGCAGAACAGTTAGGAGGTTAATATGCAAGTATTTTCAGAGCGCACGGATAAACCGCACGCTTATTTATTTGGCGAATATACGAACCCGTTGGGGTTTGACCCGATTGAACTCGCTTTGAGTGAAGATGGTCAAGCCTGGCAATCAATTTTTGATAATCAAAATTTAATCAACGTGTATCTAATTGATTTTGATTGGTTGCCACCAGTAATCGCCGACACCTATCGAACTGCAGGTACACGTGATGGTCAACAGCTTGCTAGTAGCCGCTTGGGTCAACGTGATTTAGTTTTGAAATTCATTGCCTATTGCCACGACGACACTGACGAAAAACTAACTTTCCAGTCACTATCAAATTTTCTAATACGACGTCATAATTATTGGGTTGCCTTTGACAATGGTGGTGGTCGCATGTACCATGTTCGTGAAAAAACAATTACCGCTGAATATTATGGTGACAAGATGATGATGATCACTGTTACATTAAATAATTTCACTGGGGTTGCACAAAGTATTATGCCGTCAACTCATATTAACGAAATGCCAAATATTGGCTTAGGGCTACCGACTGATGCAGTAAATTATGTATTCAGTACAGCTGAATTTGACGTCAACAATATTGGCGAATTGCCGGTTGATCCCTTGGTACAGGGCGATTATTTAGATATTACATTGACCGGTACTGGTTCACCGAAAATCGCTAACACAACGACTGGCGATGCGATTACATGTACGAAACCATTAGCAGCTGGAGATACGTTTAATCTAATTGGCGTAAATCCGAAAATTAATGGGAAAGCAGCCGGGATTAATACTGACAACGGCATTATCCGGTTAGCCAGCGGTAACAATCATTTCAAGATTACTGGTTGTCAAGATTTGAATTGTACCGTTAGCTTTTACTTCAAGTATCTAAATTGATGATCCAATATCCAAAGCTAACTATCAGTGATCGGCTTAACCAGCAAAGAGAACGTTTGCCACTAGCTGACTTGCAAGAGACATTTAAAGAATCTTGGACGGTCAACGAGAAGTGGCAAGTGACATTTGCCATTACTGATAGTTTGGCTTACGAGCAGGCTATTCAACTGCTAGACGTACAGAATATCGTCAATTATGATGGGCAAAGCTATGTTATTACACAATGTACCAAGACAGTTTCTGGCGGAGTATCAGTTTATGAGGTCACAGCTAGTCACTTATTCTATCACTTGGCTAATAATGTTCGTCAAAATAATGTCAAAACTGGAACACTAACCTATGGATTAGCCGATGCAGTCAACTTTATGATCGCTAATAACGACCAAGGGGTAACAGCTCAATTTATTGGTGATTTTCCTAAAATTCAAATTGAAAATCTAGGTAATTCATCATTCAATAAATTTTTGCAAGATTATACCAGTAAATTTGATGCCAGTTATATTATTGATAACCAGCAAATTATTTTTTATAGTGCAACATATCTAAAACAGCAGCCGGTTATCGATACATTGTTCTACCAACATGATGTTGAAGATGTTAAATTGTCGCTTGATACTACTAGTTTAGTCAATGAGGTTCGTTGTTTGGGCAAGCCAATTGATCAAAAGAGTAACACTAACGACTCACAAACTAAATATCAAGTTGATTTCATTTATCGCGATGATGACAGTGTTAAAAAGTGGGGGCTGCAACGTGGTGATCCCCTAAGTGACGAGCGTTTCACTGATCAAGCGTCTATGACTGAATATGCCCGCCAAACAGTTCAAGCACAGCCAATTGCAACGCTTACTACTACCGCTTGGAATGTAATTATTAAACAATGTGAAACGGTAAAACTAATTATGCCTAATCTTGACTGGCAAACAAATGTAGCCCTGAACGGTTATGAACGCAATCCGTTTAATCAGTTTTCATTGCCAATAATTACATTTGACAATGCTAGTCTGGCCGTCAATGATATTAATGTTGCCATGTTTAAACACATTATCAATGCTCATAATAACGTTGATAAAACAATGATCCAATTACAGGCAGCGTTAGGTGACCTACAAAATGGCGATTTAATCACTGATGATGATACGATTGATAAATTAAATAAGCTAGGTGAAATTTCATGAGTATTGCATTGAAAGACGCGTTAAAAACGGTAACCGATGCGGTTACTATTATTAGCAGGCGATTTCCAATCAAGTGGGAAGATATTACTAATAAACCAACTATTCAAAACATAGATGTTACTGATTTTTACACGAAAGAAGAGATTGACAAAATTCTAACTGCTGAAAATCAATTAGTTTCCCAAGATGGCACTGTTTGGAAACCAACTATTGATAATAATGGCGTTGTTAGTTGGAAGAAGGTAATTAAGGATGAACAATAATAAACAGACTTTAGCAATAGATAAATTAGCAACACTTCCGCTAGACCATAATTGGTATCAAAAGCTGGCTTTTAATTTCGAGATCATACAATCATACTTGGATAAGCTAGATACTGTTGAGCTTGAAGTAGATAGCCTTAAAAATAAATTTGGCGATATGTCTGAAAAACTAAATATTTATGAGACGAACATGCAAGCTATCGTTAACATTCTGGCTAAGTATGATGTACCGATTCAAATTGTAAACGGCAAAGTAGTAGAGATTGAGGAAGGTGAGTAAATGATTAGTACAATTGTTTTAGATACGTACAAACAACAGATTAAGTCTGGTGATGCTTTCAACATAGAAGAAAGTATCAAGTCAGCCTACGATATGAGTGCTTCCTTTAACGGCCGGGTGGGTGATGAACAAGTCCCATTGGTCGTCCAGTTTAAAGAGCGTGGATTGGCGCACCGATTTGAAGATGGGTTAGTGCCATTCTTGACCGGATTCGTGGGTAGCCTTGATGAAAACGACCAAGTGACAGCCGATACCGGTGAAGCAGTTAGCTATGTCGGGAATAGCGATGATATTGTTGGCCTAGGTCGAGTTAAAATGAATCTTCCTGGAACAATGTTTCCACAGGAAGGCTATTTCTATGGCTTCTTGGGATTACAGAATGCTGACGGTAAACGCGTCACGACCTTTAATGTCTGGTTCCATGTCTATAATGGTAACCCGGACATGTTTGTCAATAAGGCACCGTTCCGGACGGAATTACAAAAGCTCCTTGATGATGCTAATGGTGACTTGAATAAATGGAAGCAGAAACTAACTGATCTGTTTACGACTTTGAAAGCTCAGGGTGTCAATACAACAACTTTACTAACTACTCTGGAGACCAAGATTAAACAAGATGGGCTGTTTACGCAGGCAGGGGCCGATGCGCTTAAGCAAGTAATCCAAAATGAAATGGATAAAATTAACAATGCCGTCGGAGATGTTTCGATTTATGGAGCAATCGGTGACGGTAATACTGATGATACAGCTGCACTACAAAAGGCAATTGATGCTTTTAAGTCATCGGACAAGACCCGTTTAACCTTCCACGGTACTTACAAATTATCTAAAACTGGTGAAGATGATGATAATCGCCCGTATGCGATTAAAGTCGATGGGTTAGACAACAAAATTGTCGATCTGACGAATGCTAAGTTCATTCTGGATTTAACCGATGATATGCCCAACGTATTTTCGTTTCTTAACTGTAATGATGTTACGGTGATTGGTGGCTATGCCGAAGCAAACTTCAAAGAGACGAAAGGACATCCGCTATATTATGGGTCCTTCATTTACGGAAAGAGCTGTACTAACCTGAGTGTTTACCGTACCCATGCCCACGATATGGTATATGGTGTTTGTCTTTTTAGCTGTTCTCAAGGCCAAATTACTGGCAATAAGTTTACCCATGATTTGATTAACTATAATCGCGATTTCCGACCAGCGTCGGCTATTATGCTTAAAGATACTACTTCATATCACGTTTCTAGTAATGATATTACTGGTGGCCTTCGCGATGGTGATTTATCAATCTTTGGCAACGGTTGTTACGCTAATGTGGTAACAAGCAATCACTTACGCGGCCTAGCTTGGGAAGAAGCGATTACTGTTGATGGTGGGGCAAAGAAAACAATTGTATCAAATAATGTTATCGAAGGTGGCTATAACTACGGAATTGACATTAAATACAATGCTGAAAATACACTAGCAATAGGTAATACTATTGAAAAATGTGTTGTCGGCATTACTGATCGTGGTGGCGAGATTGGTTCCAATGCTCATGTTTTTCAAACTATCATTCATGATAACAATATCGTTTTCGGCAACATACCTAGTACACAAGGCTGGGGAGGCCACCGGCAAACAGGAATTGTAATTGAAAGTCAGTTTGCGGTGGATGTCAAAGGCAATCATCTAACGCTCGGACGTAAGTATGATGTTAATTATCCAATCTATGGAATCATGGTTTCACAACCAGCTAATATATCCCCAGATTTCATATCTCAGGCTGATGTCTCAAATAACTTCATTGAATTAAAAAACGGAATTGATAGTGATTATCAGGTTGCTGGTCAAGATTCAACCGCACTTTGCTTAGATACAATTAGTCAAGGAAACATTAATAATAATGATATTAAAACTCCAGCTGTAGGCTTAGCAGTTAAGATTATTGGGAAAAATGGCGTCATTAAATTTAGCGCTAATCATTTTATTACTGACAAAATAGCAGCCATCCAGTACTACGGTGATGCAGGCTGTAATAATCTGATCATTACTGATGATAATTACTATCAAAATGGTAGTTATTTGACAAATGCATACATGTATCAAACAACCATTGATCACTCTAATCAGTCTTTTGTGATTAGTAATAGAACCTTTGGATCCGCTAAGGCCAATCCATTTTTCTCTATTACTTCTAAATGGAATAATACAGTGACTGTACGAGTTGATATGCAATATGATCATGAAGGGACGTTTACTGTTTCTTCTATCTATCAGTTGCATATTAAAATTGGAGACAAAATGGTAGTAACTCCTATTGATGAGCATAACACTGATGTAGAGCTATCTTCCATTACGTTGTCGAATAATATGTTCGGCCTGTGCGCTAAGGCTACTCGTAGGTGTCCTGATAACACTTACCAGGACTACAGAGTTACAGTTATAAGTAGTGATATTACAAATGTTTTTTCATAAAGAAGGTGAAAAATTTGAAATTAGCTTATCAATATGATACAGATGGATTACTAGTAGCAGCAGTCTATCTTGAAAATCAAGACCAAATTCCAGCTAACTGTACAGCGGTAGTACCAAACATTAATCTTAAGACTAAGCCGAAGTGGGACGGCAAAACGTGGATTGAGTCTGGACAAGTCTATGCGATCACGCCAGAAGTCAAGGCCCCAAACTCATCACAGCAGATGATTGCTAAGCTGGGTGCTGACGTAGCACAGATGCAACAGATGATTACTAAACTAGCAACGATGATCAAACCACAAGGAGGTCAACATAATTGAGTAACTTTCAATTCGTGAAAAATGTCTACAGTTGGGGCATGGATATTAAAGCCTATGTCGGTAGCTGGATTACTAAGGATGAGTATAAACAGATTACCGGTAACGATTATGCCGCTGGGGAAAATGCTTAGCGGTATTTTTATGGAAGAAAGTGAGAAAGTGACATTTTTTGGATACACGATTGTAACTCCTTGGACACCGGCACCAGAAGACATATTAAATTAGGGGGTAGACAATTGAATAAGCACAAATTAAAGGCACTCATCTTAACGGTGGGCGCCATTTTTATGGCCTTTTTAATGGTCAATGTTACCAGTCAGGCATCAACTACCGTAGATAATAACGGCGTACAATAGGAGGTAAACAATTGAAACTAAAAAATAAACTAGTATCAACTGGAGTTGCCACCATGGCGACTCTTTTTTTAGGGCTAAATGCTAACGCTGCTCGCATGGATATGGTAGATGTATCGAATAATAATGGCTACATGTCAACGGCAGAGTACGTTTCTATGCGTAATGAGTTCGGCGTTAAGGCCCTCACCGTCAAGATTAGTGAAGGCACAACCTTCAAAGATGGCTACGCCACCAGCAATATTAAGAATGGTCAAGCCGCTGGCTTATACGTCAACGGCTATCATTTTGCACACTACACCACTGAAGAACAAGCGATTGCCGAAGCTGACTTTGCCGGGCAAACAGCTAAAGCGGCCGGTTTACCAGTTGGCGCGGTTCTAGCAACTGACGTAGAATCACAGGAAGCCAATAACCAATATAAATCAACCAATGATCGTAATAATGCTGCGTTCATGCAAGAGATTCAGAAGTTTGGTTATCGGGCCGACATTTACACGTCTGGATCATGGGCTAACAATAAAATGACCATCAAGGGTAAAACAGGTTGGATTGCTGGCTATCCGTTTGTACCAGCCGGAAAGAAATGGTATGTGAATAACAATGCTTGGCAATGGTCTGGATCAGCCCATTTTCGGATTAGTTACGGTGGCTTTGATGTCAGTCAACTTTATACTGATTACTACACTGCTGGTCAGAAATCAACGGTCAAGCCGACTAATAAGGGTGCAGTCAAGGCCAACAACCGAAAAGCTAACAAACACAATTACAAGCTATCTAACTCAGCCAAGTGGGTCAAAGAATCGAAGACCTACACACTCAAAACGGCGGTTAAGTTGCACACAGGTGCGTCAACGTCATCAAATACGATTGCTATTTTGCCAGCTGGAACCACGATCAAAACTGATCAGGCCATTATCCAGGGTGGCTATCGCTGGGTACGCCAACCACGATTTAATGGTTATGGCTATTTAACAACTGGCCCGGCAAGCAATACACTGGAATATGTAAAGAGTGGTGCAACTCACACGTATTACACAGTCAAGTCTGGTGACAGCTGGTGGGTAATCGCACAACGCAATGGACTAAGTATGACTACATTAGCTAGTCAGAACGGCAAGACGATTTACACCACTATCTATCCTGGTCAGCGATTGGTGGTGCGGTAATGGCACAATACGACGATACAACCAAGCTATTAATGGATATTCAAAAGGATGTGGCCGCCACCAAAACGAAAGTTGAGAACATCGAAGAAAAGCTGAATCAAGTTGACGACATTGGCGACAAAGCGGACAAGGCACTGGCCAAGTCTATTGAAGCTAGCCATCAAATCGACCGTGTGACACAGATCCAAAATTGGTTGATTGGCTTTTTGGTTAGTGGCGTCCTTGTCACGTTAGTTATTTATATCGCAGAAAAGTTCCTTTAGGAGGGAAAATAATGATTAAAAAAATTAGCTTCAAGAATGTCGATGGTAGTTTGAATGGTAAATTGATTGCTGGAATTATTTCGTTACTGATCGTTTTGATTCAACAAATCTTTGCCATGTTTGGTGTTAAGTTTACTGGTGATTGGACGAGTATTGTTGCCGTTATTAACACAGTATTAACAATTCTTGGTATGCTGGGCGTGGTTACTGACGTTCAAACAGTGCATACACCAATAGTTGACAGCAAAGAAGCAAGTCAGATTGAAGCTACGGCTAACAGGGTTGCTGATGAAGTGCAAGGGCCAAAGTCCGCAGTCGCTGCAGTAAATAGTTCTGCATCATCTGACACTGAAACGGCGTCAGAATCCGCCTCACAAGCAGCAAAATAGTGCTATAATAATTGTTGGCTATAACTTGATATAGAGTTTCATTCATTGTGGAGCTTGATCACTCTGCAACTTTTCCCCTGCGTTTCGGCGTGGGGGATTTTTTATGTAAAAAGCCGCCTGCTGTAAAGGCAGACGGCTAATACATAAGAAAAAGCATCTTAGCGAAAGAGAAAACCAGATTATTACTAGGTTCCATTATTATCATAGGAATATATGAAAAACGTGCAACTTTAATACTCACTACTGTGAAACAACATTACTGGTATGGTAATTGGCAGGTGGTATTCTAAAGCTGGTTATTCTCACACGTATTACACAGTCAAGTACGGTGATTCATGGTGGGTAGGTATTCGCAATGCAGCGGATTAAATGTGTACACACTAGCCAGTCGAAATGGTGAGTCAATCTACAGTGCGATTTATCCAGGGAACCAATTGCAAAATAACTAGGAACATATATAATTTAGATAGTGCTTACAAAAAAATCCCCACATCAACCGTAATTGGCTGGTGTGGGGATTTTTTTGTGTGTTTAAGATAATAAGTTGGTATATAATAGTGGAGAAAGCAAAACATCAAAAAAGGACCAATATTAAATTAATTTGTGCTCTTCCACGATTTGTAAATAAAATATCTCTCTTTTTCGCAAAGGGCTTAATACCAATTGTTTGTTACGTGCTACCTATGATGGCATAACTACCGTGCGGGTGATAAGTCGACGTCGGTAGATAAAAAGAGAAGCGTCATAATGCTGGTATATCAGCATTATGACGCTTCTCTTTTGCTAATTGGTATCAAATTAAAACCCCAATTTTGCGTTTTGGCTGTTGTGATCACAACAGCACTGTTAAGCGCTCATAAAAAAGGGTTTTGGGATCGTGTCACAAGTAAGGGTCCTATGAATTAA